CCGGACAACAAAACAGGCTGAATATCTCGCACTTCCCCGGTGCTTGATATTCAGCCTTTATTTGTTGTCAGCAGCCCCCGTTTCGTGGTCTGCGTGTAGTTCCTTGTAAACTGACCTAATACTCCTTACTCATCGTTCATCACCTCACTTACTATCTTCATTTCTTTGCTGGTCATAAATCTGTTTTTCAGTTTCCTCGCCCTTTGGACGGCCTGTCTTTTTATCACTGTCACCACCACCTCCGGTATTACCGGTCGATGTATAAGAGGTCTGGCGAGCTACAAAAACATCGTCATAACCTTCCTCGGTTTCAGCCTGACGCTTGCGTAATTCGTCCTCAGCATGAAGTCCCATATACTCGTAAGCAGTCTTGTAAGAACAGTTCAAAGTGGTGAACAGGAACTGAGCAATCGCCTTCTTCATCTCCATACCCATCATTTCAGTAGTAGAGACCTTCACATCAGGGCAGTACATCGGGTCTACACCTGCATCTTCAAGGCGAATTCGATACCATCGCTTTAATACATCCTCAATCTGTTCCGCAATCTTACCGATATTTTTCATCAGCTGGTCAAGAGACACCTTTGCAGTTGAAACAGTCTGCTGACCATCAGTGTTCAAAAAACTGATACCTAAAGCAGCCATCTCTCGGTTACGATACTGTTTGACAGTCTCGATATTTGTCATCTCAACTTTTGGCTCAACATACTTGATATCCTTTACATAAGGAGCGGTCGTCACAAGCACAGTATTTTGCTTCCATGCGCGCAGTAGGTTATCGTGTGCCGTCACCTGTTCAGAAAAACCCTTCTTGTCGTTGTTTGGACCCATCAATGCAGGGTCAAGCTGTTGCCAGATGATTTTCTTTGCCTTTGCCTTAGCATTTACACGGTCTGAGGTATCAAACGTCTCAAGCATCAATGCCGGACGTAAGGCGCGGAACAGGGGAGAAACACCATATTTCTGCCCCATGTTGCCAATACGAATCACACCACAATGGCCAACATCCAATTTTGCATATGTATCACCATTTTTAAACGCCTGATACACTTCATCTGGATAGTTGTTTTGAATCTCAGTCTCCTGATTTTCAAAGAATAGCGCTTTGTTCTTCTTATCCTTTAACATGGATTTGCTCAAAGCGGATTTCAGCTTAGACATATTGATAAGCACAACAGGCTGTCCATTTGATAAGTAATCGCTTATCTCAGCAATACCAAGAGGGTAGTAGTCTACAATATAGTTTTCACCCTTCTGACGCAGATATGTAATGTAAGTGCCCTCTGCATAAGTCATCGGAATGGCAGCACGCAGCAGACTTCGCACGTTGATTTGTGCGTTGAAATCATCAATCACTTCACGGGCGTAATTTACCTGTTTTGTCTTATTACGCTGCTCAGGGAACTGCGCGAAACTGCATTTAAACTCCGTATTAACATTCGCCTCAATCGCATCATAAGTAATGCCAATCAGGTCATCTTTATTGATGTAATTACGAATGATTCCATTTACCGTCTGCACATTCGTCAGGCTTGACTGTAACCCTCGTGCAAGTTCATCAATTCGGTCAACCGTCAGCGTTTCAGAGGAGGCTGATATTTTCAAATATGTACTGTACTGCTTGTTCTCAGGGTCATAAGATGCAACTGCATTTCGGATGACGTTATTCATTCTCTCTTCTGAAAGCTCATTCAAAGAGGTAATAACAACAGTACCATCATCTGTTTGTGAAGCAGTCACAACATCAAAATCTTCCTTTTTCTTTCTTGCCACATTTTCACCTCCTCTGCTTAGAAGTCAATGTTAGAAATACAAATCGGCGGAGTAGTCATTGTCTCCACCGCAGACTGGCGCACTTTATCCTTACGACGTAATTCATATAGACGATGAGCAAGCAAAATTGCAACATAAAACCTATCATCGTGAATTTTATTGGCGATGTCGGGTGCCAAAGCATATGTTACGGTCGTATTTTCAGAGTTTGTCGTTTTCTGAATACTCGTAATCTCGTTCTTCATCAAGTCGATGTTAACCCACGCAGTCTGTTCCTCTAAGGAGAGTTCATGCGTCTTCAAAATTTCTTGACCAGTTGATTTATCCACACCGTCTACTACCTGAACGTAATCTCCACCGTTATATTCAAGAGGGAAGTGAATGACACCAAGATTCATCAGCTCAATAAATTCCTCAACCATTGCAGTACGGAATTTACGAGGACTAATTAGACGTAGCTTATCAACAGCATCTGGGTAACGGGCATCATACCCTTCATATAGTTCATGATTTGCGTCGATAAAACCACGATGTTCTGTGCCTGTTTTATCAGTCCAATTGTTAAGCAAACCGTCCGCATATGTGGAAGTACCACCGCCGCCTGCGCCTTGGTCAATCATCAATCTATCAATGTACTCGTAATCAGGATTTTGACCATTATAATGTAGAATCAACTCATGCAACTGCTCAAGCTGACGATTAGAATCGAGCTTGAATTTTTTCTCATTCGCAAGGTCAACCATGTTCACGCAATTTATAATGTCGCCACACATGCCGTTTTCTGGATCGTTATAAATACGCATAACGCCAACAATAGAGTTATCCATTGTGCGTGCAGGATCAAACGCAAGAATATACTGGTAGTTCTTATCCCAATAAAGCTGTGGTATATACTTCCGCTCATTGCGACGAACTGTACCCCATTTGATAATCTGGTTTACGCCACCATCACGGCTTGGACGATTATAATATTCACGCAACGCCTTCATTTTATTTGACTTTAGAGCTGCTTCAACTTTATCTCTCGTCAGCAGAGCCTTGTACGGTTTTCCATTCATATAGACCTGAATTGCAACATCGCAAATCATGTCGCAAACAAAATAATCACGGTCACCGGCAATCATACGTTTTGCAAAATTCTTGTAATAACGATAAAATAGTTTGTCCATCGTATCCTGACTCGAAGCATACACAAGCTGAGTAGGAACCTTGCGAGGCTGAGTTTCAGGATTATAAGAATCATCCGTATCAGTCACGAAGTCAGTATTCTGAGTGGCAAAAGCTTCACAGACAACAATCAGTTCGTCAGAGCAAAACGCAGCCTCGTCAAAAAACACAAGAGTTGCACGACGAGATCGGTTGGAATCCGGGTTGGAGTTTAGCGTGTTAATGGAACTACCGTTGTAAAACTCAACAACATACCCGGCGGGATTATGACTAAAGCCACTCTTATTGGTTGCAGACTTTTTCGTTTCTTTCTCTGCAATATCTTGCAGACTACGGATAGACGCAGCTGTTTTACCAACACGAGTGACAATTTCTTCGATTTTATTAAAAGTCTCCTTACTCTGATCACCAACGCTACTTACAATATAAATAGCTTGGTTTTCATACAACATAGCCTTCAGTAGAATAAAAACAGAACCTACAAAAGACTTGCCAAAGTTTCGACTACACGCCTAAAGAACATGACTTGCATTCCAGCTCTGTTCTAGCATATATGCCTGAGCGTCAAATAGTTGAATACCCAATAAATCTCTGGCCGCAATAACAGGATTGCGCCGATAGAATGCAATCGTTGCCGCATCACACTCATAAATCTTACGTTTTACGGCTGTAATAATAGGCGCTCTTTGTTTCATTCTCATACGGCATCACCATCCGTATCTTTTACGCTTGCATCAATACCGGCATCTTCCAACAGCTCTTTGAGCCGCTGGTTCTCAATAAGAGATAACCTGTATTTTTCCTTAGCGTCATCACTTTCTTTCTGGAACTTATCAATCAATTCTCTCTGTGTATCGAAAATTTCCTGCTGGTCATTCTCGTCAAAGAAAGCGTTTTCTTTAATTGCCTTAAAACTCATATCTGCCGCCCATTGAGTGCCCGGAGACCGTAACTGGTCGTAGAAGTTTGCTTCTGCGCCAACAATATCCTTTTCACGCATATCCTTCATCAAGAAGGTAAGTGTGTTACGTCCGGCATCCTTATTGGAGCGGTTCTTGACAGAAATCTCGTTTTCCTTGGCAATTTTATCGTTGTTAGAAACCAACTTGACCTTAATATCATTAAGGCTCTTGATTGCCTCAGCCGAGTTCATCGGATTTAAGCGGGCGATCTGCAAGTCGATCTGTCGAATCTGGTTATTGTTGTTCACAACCTGAACAATCTGGGATAGCTTAAACGGGTCATCCTCAATACCATCCTCAAAATACTTGATAAGTTCACTAAACAAATAGCGGCGATCGCCCTCGTTATAACCATCAAACGGGTCATACCCAATAACAGAAATACAGTCATCCTTTGCTTGAATCTCAATCTTAGACCACTTCTGTTCTTTCTCTTCCTGAATGTCAACAGCCGTTTTATTCAGTTCTCCACTGGTAATCGTAGTGCAGAAGTTTTGAAACTGAAACTGCTTGTTATTTAGTTGGCGAAGATATAAACCTACGGAGAAATTATTATTATGAGACACAACTGAATCAAAAAGAGAATTGTAAAACGGAGCATCAAGAAGATGACACATTAAGATACAAGCAGTACGTTCACTTCCATATCTTGTCTTAAATTCATCAAAAAGACTATTCACGCACTTCTTACAAAGAGGCGCATAGCAGTCATTTGCTTTATAAAGTAAGCTATGTGGTAGTCGATAAAAAGTTCCTACCGGATCTTCTTTTTCATCACCGCAACGACAACAATGGTAAGTTGGCTTGTTTGTCAGAACGATATCTTCTTCAACAACCTTTTTCTTTCTAGGCAAACAAACACCTCCATTCAAAATCAAAATAAAAGCCATAGAATGTGCGCACATCCTACGGCAAACAAAAGATCCACCCTCATGAGCACCAATAATCTGGGAGGCCGGGTGGATTTCATTCTATAAAAGACCTATCATGATACGCATCGTTGAGAGGCTTGATAGGTTCTGTTCTTAAAAAGTGTCTCTCACATGGTACGCACTGCAAGTAAGCGAGTGAGAGACTAATCATCTATGTGAGCTTGCTATATTCACGACATTTATGTCGGTAATATAACCTTGCCCTGCCAGCGAACTGACATAATAATCAAAATAAACCTACCGCCAGAGGGAGTAGAAAACTGACGGCAGGCTTGCAAAAGGGGAGATGCTGGGTGCAGAGGGTGGATTCGGACCACCGACCTTCTGGGTATGAACCAGACGAGCTACCTGACTGCTCCACTCTGCGTTATATGATGCCTAAGTGTCATCTATTTCTTAATCGTATGCGCATTACAGGTTAATCATAGATTGACTTCGGACTTGTCTCCAACCTCGAATTGGAAACCATTTTTGGCACGCCCAGAGAGACTTTAACTCCCAAGAGGCAGATTTAGAGTCTGCTGTTTTAATCAATTAAACTATAGGCGCATAAATCCTACCTTTTAGCCGGTGGTAGGTGACCGGTATTATATAAGCCTCCGGGAGAAGGCTGGCGGAGCCAGAAGGATTCGAACCTTCGCGTCGATGTTACCGACCTCTCTGTTTTCAAGGCAGATCTCTTCAACCAGACTTGAGTATGACTCCAAATTAAAGCCATTGGGCGCTTGACACCAAATTTATATAGCGCATCCGCGTCTCTGCAAAACAGTATTCTTTCTTTGAACTATCCAATGGCAAACCCTGTTTTCGTGCATTGCTACCTTATACAATAAGGAACAGGGAATAGCAATACAGTCTTTGGTGGAGCTACATGGACTTGAACCATGAACCGTTTGGGTTGATCAGTTTCCCACGCTCTAGCCATTGAGCTATAGCCCCATATAAAAACAAGCATCCATCGAACCATCCGAGCTAAGTTGAATTGTTCTCGTGTTGATAAAACGCTTGTTTTAGACTTTTAAGGCTTCGCATTAACGTAGCGAAATACGAATAGCTTATCATTTCGTTCTACAGAACTACTTTGCATCCAACCATCCGTAGATTGAGTTGGTCTAGGCGGTAGCAACTATTGACCGCACAGCTTGGAGCCACCTGTAGGAATCAAACCTACGACATATGTGGTACGAACACATTATTCTATCTACTGAATTAAAGTGGCATGGAGCCAGTGACATGACTTGAACATGCGAAATCCATAAAGGCATCGGGATTACAAAACCCGCGTTCTACCAACTGAACTACACTGGCACAATAAGCTGGAGCAATCGCCCCAGCCCATAGAAAAGGAGACAACAAATGATGTCCCAAGCAGACCTTGCGGTCGTACTTCTTTTTTAATTCCCCATTTAAATCGGTAGGGGCTCACCGCTTTTAATTTAGACGTACAATGTGCGTCTTATCTTCAGTATATCTGAAAGTGTATCCACCAACAGATTTTCGTTTCCCATTACATACATCATAAATGTGGCTACAACAAATACTTAAAGCGTTTCCTGCTTCTTTTGCACATTGATAAACGTTCTGTGTTTCGTTACATATGATCTCTTTTCGCATTTGTGGAATTATTTTTTTACGAACTTTTTTGCGAATTTCGTATGTATCAATCTCATCTGCAAAGCACCAATGTAACGGTACATTTGTTTTTGGGTGCCTACCAGAAGAACTTCGTTCTTTTTTACAACAACACCCAATATGCGAAGCTCCTGTTTCCATTTCAGCTTCAGTTTCACTCTCGAATTTTTTATCAAGCTCAAAACAATATACTTCTTTTTTACATTGATTTTTGTAACTCAATGCATATTTTATATTCTCTTTTGTTTTATCAGACAAATAAAGCCAATGGTAACCACAACTGGTTCCACATTTTTCATCACAACATCTTCTTATTGCTGGTGCTGCAACATTATATTCTTTTTCTATTTCAACGAATCCATCGTAAATTTTATCAAGCTCAATGCAATAAATCTGTACTCTTTCGGATTTATGTATCTTTATCAATTTTTCAATAGTCTTTGGTGAATGTTTCTTTCCGATATTTCCACCAGACTCTAAATTGTATCCAAAATTGTCATTGGTAGTATTATATAAAGATATATAGAACCTTTCGAAGTTATCAATAACTGATTCACTACAAGAACAAATAATATAGAACTGAAAACAGTTTTCACCATATTTGTTCCACGCTCGTTGTAAATACTCATTATGATGTTCGTTTTTGCGTAAAAGATTTTTATGGTTGTTTATTCGTCTTTCAATGTTTTTACTTTGTCCAATATATCTCTTTCCGTTTGCAAGATTTTCAATACAATAAATTCCACATAACTTTTTTCTTGACGGTTTAGACATAAAATATACCTCCAGTATTTCAACATAAATAAAAGTGGGTATCACTTTCGTGACGCCCACTCGTTCAACAAAGTATTTAATTTTTCATCCTTTACGTATACCCAGAACAACTTCTTGCTATTTGGGTTTAACGCGGCGAGCTTATATCTAAGTCCACCATTATATAGAAAATTTCTAAGAGGAAGAGAATAACAACAATAAAGTTCCGTATTCATTTTTACCTCAATTCAAATAGACAAGCTTGGATTTACCATCCAAGAAATGTCCATCTCTGTCCAGATAGAGAAGCATAAAGCCTTCCTTCTGGGAATTAGTTAGATTTCCATCCGTGTACCGCATTTGCTTAGTATCACAACAACAGCCCTGCTCATAAATCATGGTGTTACCAATCTTATATGAACCAATACGGTGGGTGTGAGCCATAGCGATACACTTGAACGTGTAACCCTCATTCCTAAACCAGTACATGGCCTTCTCAGCAGTCTTTAAAGGACTACTGGAGAATGTTCTTGGATGGCAAAAGATAATATCTTTGTACTGTGAAAACCAAGTTCCAGAATATTCGATATCAATATCCTCGAACACGTCGCATAGCGGCTGATATTTTACCTTCGCACGAGACTTTCTATCATAATGAGTGAACCCGTCAGTGAACAGAAGGTCAAATACTGTCTCTGGCATAAGCTCCTGAAGCTCGTTATCGAGATTCTTGGCAAGATACCGCTCCATGCGAAGCTCGTGGTTGCCGTAGTTCACAAGAACTTTCTTGGGCTTAATCAACTCAATCAAATCCATCATGTATTGTCTTGCTTCAATCAACTCATCCATAGGAGAAACCTTGTATGTACATACAAACTTCGACAGACTGGTTTCATCTACCAGATCTCCGTTTACCTGAAGGATATCAATCTTGCCAGCGTACTCACCAAAAGTCTCAATTGGTTTCTGAAATGGAATATGTAGGTCGGAAATAGACAGAATGCAGGTTCCAACATCTCTATTAGATAAGGATTCCTGATACTGCATACCCGCACGGAATGCCTTAAAACGCTTGCGATATGCGCACTCACCAAGACTCTTGCCCAATTCATCATTAAGCACCTTGGACGCGCCATCCCAAGTCAATTCTCTAGCCAGAACAGCATTCCCGATTCTTACAAAGAAGTCATCACTCGTTTCTTCTGGCCGTTTATTATAGCAACCCATTGGCATCAAGCCGGATCGCCCAGCAGCTCATCAGAAGTAGAAATATTGATGGTGACACCCTCAATACCATCCCACTTTGCCAGAGCTTCCTTCAGATTGAAGACATTCTCACCGTCTTTGGTAATCTCTGTGATAGTGCCCTCTGCAGTATCAATAATAGCGTTCTTAAAAACAACACTCTTCTTAGCAACCATAATTTTATTCTCCCTTATGTTTTATTTCAAAATTGAAGTATTTTAGCATTCAAGAGCATCAGCCCAAGTGCTAATCCAACCACGATGATTTGTATTCAACTCACAAATTGCGGTACGGTCATGCCCCCTGAAATGCTCCATGTACGGAATCAGCGCCGACCGTTCCGGGTGCTTATACAAGTCACATTGACCAGAATGTCCGATCGCAATGAGGAGGCACGAGTCTTTTACTCGCGTAATGACTTTCTTCGCATCGGCTAGAGTGAAATTTTGTATTTCGTCGAGGATAATAACCTTGTTTTCAAAGTTGACACCTCGCATATAAGTATGTGCTGCACACTGGATGTACGCACCATACTTCTGACTTTCAGGATTTTCATCAGCAATTACCGCCGTATTTGGATTAACGCCAATGGTTTCAAGAGCCTCGAAAAGTGGCTCCATGTACGGAGCACTCTTTTGTTCCTGAGTTCCTGGAAGGTAACCCTGTTTCTCTTCCTGAGTAGGAGATACAATATACACAATGCCATTGTAACGACCATACTTAACAAGCAGGTCAGCAACACCAACAGCAATGGTTGTCTTACCGGTTCCGGCACGGGCATTCGCAAAGACGACATCAATATTAGGGTCCCAGATAGCGTCCCTAAAAATTTTCTGTTCTGGATCAAGCGTCATACCATAAAAGGTAGAATACTCATCCAAACTCTGAGGAATATCCTTCTTCTTACGCATTTCAGTCTTATCAGAAGCCATATATTACAACTCTCCCTTAGTTAATTTTGTTTATACCTAGATAAATGTGTGAAATTATACACGCTGCTCTAACCAGTAAATTTTATCAAACTTCCAAAGTAATCTGCATTTTCGTGCATTTACTTTCTTACAATGTTTTGTTTTTGACTGAAAATTCAAAGCCAGCAGTTCCGGATATAAAGCAGTAACATATCCTGTATGGATTTCTCCATTTTTATATGTATAGGAAACTAAATCCCTATGCCGGATTCCTAACACATTATCAGTTTTAGCTTTCGATTTCCTTCTCATAGGTTTGATAATCCATTCTTTTACATCACAAGTATCAGGATTACAATTTGTAATACATATGGCATCATTGCTGTGGGATTTTTCTATATTCCAATCAATCCTTTTGTTTGCAGTTTCACCACCGTTAGTCAGATGCAATGGTCCCAATTCGGATATTTTCTCCCGCAGGTAGTTTTTACCTTGCATAACATGCATAGCATAATCAAATCGTTTAGGCTTGGAACCAATGATTTTGAAATATCTATCTTCAAATTCACGCTCCCTGCCTTCTGTTTTCTGATGGCAGCCGGAGCAAAGTGTAATCAGATTTCCAATGGTATCTGCTCCACCATACTTTCTTGCCCTGATATGGTGCACTTCTAATACACAATTGGATTTTCCACATTCCTGACATTTACAGCCATCACGGATAATGGCAGCTTTTCTAAGGTTTTCATCCAAACGGTTAGATTTCTGATACTTCCATTTATAAGGGTTATGTCCATCAGTCATTGCACGGATATCTATGCAAACATCTTCAAGGCAATATTCCTGAATGTCAATCCACCTGTTGAGTTGATATAATACTCTTAAAATGGCATCTTTCTTCTGTTTGATACTTGGAGCAAGCCTGCCACTTCTTTTGGAAGAATGACGGTTATTAAACCTCGCCTGTCTGTATCTTTTATGATGACGGTGATAACGTCTATATCCACGTCTTACATCCATTAGATGCTTTACATTCTGGCGTTGCTCAATCGTTCCTTTAAAAACCACTTTGTTTTTGGTAGGACATTTCTGAACAATGGCAAGACCAACATGGGCAGAACCGTCATCAATTCCAACGACCATCCGGCTTTCATCATATTTATCAGGCTCAACTTCTTTTTCTAATTGAATCACCATGGGGTATCTGGATTTTATTTTTGCTCTGCCTTTTCTGACTAGATACCAGCCCTTATTCACTTTTGTCGGTGCTAATGGTCGATTGTTTTTATCAACCACAAAACAATATGCCATTTCATTTTCCATCTCTGGACCCTTCCTTTCGGAGTAATTTCCGTCTTGCCAATGTCGGTGAGGGTATGTGTGTTTCTCTGTTATCTGTGCAGGACATTAGCACAGTTTCTTGATTGGCACTCACAGAGCTTCAGACTGACGGGCACATCTGAAGGTGTGTCTTTAACCTTTTCCCTGACGTAGTTCATACCTGCAACATATCTTTCAATAGTAGCAGTCACTAAGGCTTGAAACCTATTGTTAAGCAAGCGTAAACAAGAAATGTAACTGTACACTTGTCCACTTATTTACACTTTTGTCTATGCATTAGACTGCTTAACAATTAGTCCTTTAATTGAACTCATCCACATTATCGCAAATCTTATCTACGATACCAAAGTTGACCTGTTCAGTAGCATCCAGATACCAATCCTTAGCCTTATTCTTAGTCATGGTCTTCTTGTCGATAGTAGAGTGAGCCATAATATACTCACGCATCTTCACAACCTGCTTCTCGTAATAGTCCATAGCCATCTTAGACTGCTCGAAAGTACCCTGAGTACCGCCAGAGCCACTGTGAATCAGCGCGGTAGAGTGAGGCAGAGCAAAGCGCTTCTGACCAGACAATAGCATCACAAGAGCGGCGCTCATTGCAATACCTGCGTTAATCGTCCAAACAGGAGTCTTACTCAGCGCAACAACATCAATAAAGCTAAACATAGCATCCAGCTCGCCGCCGTAGCTATAAATAAACAGCTTAATAGGCTTGCGCTGCTCAACAGGAGTATCCTTATCAATACGGTTGTACTGCAGAATCTTGCGCTCAATTTCAATCAGAGACTGGTCAATCTCAAAATCAATAAAGAAGATGCGATCCTTCTCATCGACATAGAAGTTCATCATCTCAGGAGAGGGGAGACCGCCACCATTCATCAGGTTGGTGATCCCTTCTGGCAGTTGAATTTCAAAGTCCAATAGTCTATACCTCGTTCTTTCAAAGATTAGTAACGTGCGTTACGCTGCATCTGCTTCAGCATCTCAACAGCGGCAATATTAAAAGGAAGCAGCTCAAGATATCGAGCAGACTCTTCCAGATACCGTTTGTGACGAGTCTTTGCAATGCAAGCATGAGGGAAGACCTTTCGCACAGCCTTCGCTTCGGACTTAGTAATTTCAATCATTAGGTAAAACACCCTTTCAAAATAAAATAGGTAGGAAGAAAACAAGCGTCCTCGCTCTCTCCCTACCATAACTTTCCGCACTGTGTTTTACTCTATATATGTAAAATTATAACGTATCTGCGTTAAAATACTGCACTTTTTCACATTTCATAAATCAAACATTTTTCTATTTTGCGCGGTTTTCTCAATATTTACGTTTTTAGCGCACTTACGACAGTATTTTTGTCTGCGTCCAGTGCGAGCAACCATCTTTCCACAACAATCACACTTGACGTATTCTTTCCCACAATACTGACTCCATAGAATGCCAGCATTCTCAAAATCGTCCACGAAAATCTCATGAGGAGAATCCGGCTCCGCAATCAAAACATGGATATTTAAGTTGTCAATCTTTTTCAGGCTGGCAAACCCAATAAAGCCAAGATTATGTAACTCGCAAATCATCTCGTTCTGTTTTTTCTCATTCACGGATATGTTTGCCATCCTAAAAATATCAGCCGTATCTTCCGTAATCCAGTAGTTGCATTTTTCATTAACGGCAATATGGTATTTTGCCAAACACAGCATCGTGAACATCAGGCGCTGCATCTGCTTGCTTTCGAGTGCTTGAATCTTCTCAACCTCTGCTTTTGTAATGCACACACCATCAAGCTCCACCATGGGACGACCCTTGGCAGAAGCAATCGCCTTATCAATCAGTTCTCTATCCAGAACCTTGTTGTACCCTTCAAAATGACGTAACATATACTCGTTGATCTTTTCTCTTACGTCATCCTTTGAGTATCCCTTATAGAAATAATACTTCGCAACATAATGCAAAACATGCCCCGCTTTCTTCCAAGGCACATCCTTCTCTAGCCACTCTTCAGCATAAAGAACTTCATTCAATACAATCATCCGCATCCTCCTTGCTATTCATGTCAACCAAAACATCCTTGAAACGCTTGCCGTCATATTCAATATCGCCATTCTCATCCTGCACAAGAGAATGCACCATACCATTATGTCGTTCCAATAAGCGTTTAATCAAAGTATCGTGAAATAACTCCCAAACAATTGCAATACTTGATGCATTCTTCTTACAAAGATCAAGCATAATATCGCAAAGCGCATCGTCGTTAGAACACTTATCATGAAGATTGCGGAACATACTTTCCTGATACAGCGCAATGCGCTCCTTGCGGTCTGCGCCGGTTTCTTTATTATTGTTTCCGTTGCCAGAATGGATTGCGTTGCCACGAGCAAATCTCAAGTAGTCCTTAAAGATAGAGCGGATGCCATAATACTGAGAGTTGGTATACTCCACACCAGACTTGAGCGAGTCGTAATCAAACTTGCGCCTTATCTTGAGTTCTTCTTCAAAATCTTCCAACTCGTCCTCTACAGTCCAGCACAGGCGGTTCATGGTACAAGAATTGATTCCGACCGGCATCCGATAGAGGTAATACTGGATAACCATTTCATCCACATCGTCCTTGACGGTCTTTTGCATAATCTCATCCAGACCAGCAAACCCATCCCACTTGATGCGCTTGCGAGCTGCGGCTACATACTGCTTGTAATCACGCATCTGAGCAGGGTAGATGTAGCTCATAAAGTATGGCTTACGCCATGCGCAAATACTACTCCAAAGCTTCTTATCCTCAATGGTGTCAGGATTATCATCGTCTTTAACAGTACAAGCTTTTAAATCGTACCAATACCGTGGCATTGGCTTGCATTTGACCCCTTTCACAGCGTCCAAAACATTCTGCTGATATAGCTGACCACACATGATACGATAATCCAGTTCTTCATACTCTCGGCTTCCCGGCTCAAACTGGCTTTGAACATCACCCATTGAGGTAATGTGGTTCGTTGTCGAACCAACGTCATTGCCAAATCCAGCAGCATTCGATTCTGCTAAATCATCCTCAGTAGGAATCTTCTTTTCTCCTTTTTTCTGAACACACAAAAGAGTCGGTGTCTCTCTTTTATTCTTGATAAGCACATCATTATCTGTGCTAAAAATAAGATCGCCATCAAAATCTGCGCCATTCAAAGCAGCACAGGTATTGTCCCATGCACTAAGAATTGTTACCGTCTTCATATAACGATACCAGTTTTTACAATCATCATTAGAGTTTAGATTCCGAAGAACAATATTGTTATGACATGACATCGGTGCTCTGAAACAAGCAACTCTCTTAACATCTCTATCATTCCAGAACCGGCTGTAAATCTCACCAGCTTTTAACAATCCAGTGATTTCCATTCCAAAGATGGATTGGCAAAGCGCATAAGGGTCTCCACTTGCAACTTGGAAATTCCCTCGTACCTTTACAACACCCGTTTTTGCTTGGGAAATCCGTTTCTTAATGAAATACCGAATCCGATTTTGAACATAAGGGTCATCAATCATTTCCGGCTCAATCATAAGAGCCTTAATATAGTCGTTTTCCAGACTGTTTATGTAATTCGGGTCATCGCGCATTCCACTGCCACGCAAATACAGCAACGCATCACGCCAGTCACCGCCCATGACACCCTTGATTTCATCCAAAGTTGGCTTCACGAGTTCCCGAATCTCATCATTCGTAAGCTGATAGCTTTGGATAAACTGATAATTCAGGTTACGCTCTTCATCAAGCTCTAACTCACAAGTCTTTGTTACAGAGAAGTGATAATGATTCTCTCGGCAATTCTCGAAGTAGTCCTCACAGCTGTGGTAACTATCCCAGAGCTTCAACATGGATGTCGTAAGAATTACCTGAACACGATTGATGTCCTTGTAGTTTCCCCAAGAATCCTTAATCATGTTCTTTTTGGCAACCTTCTTGGCAAACTCACGGAAAGGGAAAGGGAACAGCATACCTTTACAAAAAGCATTCCGTACACAGAAGCCAGATGCGGTAGCAGGGAGTTTCAAATCTTCACTCCACTGTTGAGCAAGGTCATAGCTAATAAGACCAAAGCCATCGCTGGCGCACAGTTCACAATCATGCTCCATGTCCTCTACCATCGTAGGCTCGCCGGAGGCTCCGTCGTCCAGAACGATTACATGATCTTTAAAGTGCGTGAAGCAATCATTTATAACAAGCACACCATCAGGGTCAGTGACTGGAATGGAAGCGGAACAGGCAAGTGCTCTATAAGCTTCTAGCTTTGCCGGAATAAACTCAATTCCCTCGTTACGGCCATTATCGATTCGCTTGCGGATCTCGTCAACAAGACGGTCGCTCACAAACACAATCGTACTATTCTTAACGCCACCAGTGGTTCCAACCAGACGGCGATACGTGATTCCATTGATTTTAAACCCATTTGGAGAACACGCCCGGCGGTAGTCGTTCTTCTTATCAACCACCAGACACATATAATCCGGCTTGAACTGAACTGCATCCAATTCGGTATACAGCCTCCGAATCTCCCGGCGATTCTCTAAGCAAGAAGGTTCATTCCGCAGCATCTTGATTCTACGCTTGATACTCCGTGCCTTAGCCTCTGCATCCGTAACACCATTCAACTCATCAATCCATCGTAGAATAGTGCTATTAGCCAGCGAGATGATCTCGTGGTTTCGTCTGGCTTCATCCAATGGTAGTGTTAAATCCCATTTTGCTTCAACTAGACGCTTCGTATGGATCTTAAAAACAAACTTCTGGCAAGTTTGCTGCTTTGCCATTCGGCAGTCACCTCCGTGTTCTTCTTAAATGTATCCTGTAATGTATAGCTAAAAGGGAAATACAAAAGCAGACTTTTATAGATAGCAGCTCTCTCCATCTTCCATGGCCTTGAGCCAAAGTCGTTCACGCTCCTGATAGAGTTCATCCAGCATATCGTCAGCAGCCTCATACTCCCGGCGTGTCAGTCCTGCGTAGTTCATATCACGAATTAAATACTTAATTTCTGCATCAACATCCTCGTAAGTACGCATCATTCATCCCTCAACTTCCATTGTAACCATGCTGATTTTACGATATGGACACAAGACTTGCATGCACCGGTCAATATCATCAAATACGACATCTTTTCTTCGACCACGTTCTGTCTTTTCGTGTTCAAAATATTGACAGATATCGTACAGACGAATTTCAATCGCTTCTACCGCACCATTGAACTTGTGGTGGTTTATGATTACAGAATCAATATAATCAGAGAAAGTAATCCTGTCTATTTCCAATGAATCGAAATCTTTACAGATATCTTTGATAATATACTCCAAAGCTATTACACCAGATCTATCTGGTGCTACAATATCACAGTCGTGCTCAATTGCGTATTTGCAAGCATCATATGAACGTCCACACCCACGAGGTAAAAGAACTTTCTCCATCAATTAACCTCCTCGTCCATAACAGCTCCACAGTCAGGACAAAACTTTGATTCATCAGCATTTTTGCTAGAATGACAAGCCGAGCATTCAACAAAGAAGCTTTCTCCAAAATCTTCAAAATGCTCAATCCAGTGAGCATGAACTACAGGGCGAAACTCACGATGCTGAATCTCATCTTGCTCATAGCAGGATACACCATACAAACTTACGATTTCAAAATTCTGACTCATCAAATCTACTCCCTTTAATATGTATTTTATATTTCAAACAAGAGTCGCACAAACTCTTATTTAATTCTAATTTGCACGGCCAGCATCAAATGCAGCCACATCGTTCATGAAATCATTGATATGTAAATACTTATCAGCCTTCCGTACAGTCTTAGGCTTAAACTCTTGACATTTGCATCGCACATCATCACAAGTAGTGAAGCACGGAATCTCATACTGACATTTTGTGCAGACATGCTTCTTGTAAAATTCTGGTAAGCGGCCAGCAGTTTGGTAATACTCATATGTTACCTTTAAATCAATCCAGTATGGGTTATCGAAATTCATTGTACTCAACCTTCTTTCAAATCTCACCAATTACATCATCAATACTAAGACCACAATCCAGCACATTGCGGCCAGACTTCTTGTTACTCTTTTCAGCCATCTTCTCCGCCAATACCTTATCGACGATATCCGCTTCAAAATTCATAACGCATTCTACATTTACGTTATCACGAGCTGCCATTCTCGCATTCGCCTCAGCCACAAGTCGGGCCATAAGTTCTGCATCTGCCGATTCTTTATCCGCATCCTGCATAATTTGCTCATATTGTTCTTCAGTCAAACCGCTGCCAGCCAAGAAATTGTCAATATACAGTTTTTCGATAATCTTGCACCCATGGTCTTTTTGGTTCAAGGTAACCAGTAGCTGGTCGGTAGACTGACGAATTGTGTTATCAACCATATCCGCTACCTGCTGGTTTGTTAATTTGACTTTTTTATATTCAAATTCCTTTCGGATTTTTCTTTCGATCTTGTTATTGCCGCCCCATTCTTTTTGTTCTTCCAATCGTCGCTCAACATCTTCATGCTCCTGAACTCTTGTTGCTACAATAACTTCCTTATTAAAAATCATTGAGAACAACAAACCATCACAGACAATCGCATTTAATTTTGCCATCATTTTAACGGCAAGCTCAACGTCTGCAGGGTCAATCTTTCCAAATCTACGAGCAAATAGATTCATTGTTTTCGGTTCAATAACAATTCTATAAACCTTTTGGATGGTACTATATGTTTGCTTTTTCTCAAATTCTTCTCTGAGCTTTGGATTTAGCTTGCGATAAAAATCCCTCATCCGACCAGTTTGCCAAAGATCACGCTCTGTTGCCGGAGTTCTACCATCAGATAATGTATAATCTTTTAGCACCTCTGCCTTCAATCGCATGTAGGTTAAATTCTGCTTGTCTGTCAAAGGAGTTATGACAGCACGACCATCGACGTAATTAACAAATGCCCTTGTTTCCTCATAATCCAACGCATCGTTTACCTTTAAACCATGCAGGGCACTATCTAGCCATGTTTTTAGTTTGACGCTTCCGACCATTTTTCGAAACGCCTCAGCAACAGCCTCGTCATCCTCTGTCTCAGCATTCCGTCCCCACCATCTGTAATCATGACCAACCATTCCACATGTCTCCCAGATGTCTTTCTTCTCCCATAGTAGCTTAATGCCGTCACATGGCTGCGACTGACAAAGGGCGTTAAAGTGGTAGACGAGCAATTTCTGAATAAGGTCAATAAACTTTCTATTACCGCCAACTGGTTTTGCCGGAAGTATCTCATCCTCTGGTCGTATACTTTTTATAATGATTTGCCGACCAGCCTTCTTTAGAACCACGAATCTGTCCAGCTCTTCTAAAAATGCTGGGCGACTATTTCCTGTAATTGGTTTACCTTTATCGTCAAGAACTTCGAGACATCTTGCAAGCTCAGAAAAGTTCTTGAAAATCTGACCAGCAGATAATTTTGAAATCATATCAGGTGTTACTTCGTATGCTTTAGCCATACATTACCTCCTGTTTTTGTACATCAAACCTGCATATATAGAATATGTAATATCAGTTTTGATGTACAAAATTCATAATTTGTTAATATTTAATTGTACTTTGAATTCTGTAAGGTTCTATCAACCCCAATTCTTCTCGCAAAATATCTTTTAATGGTTTACTCGACTTGAAGCTATGGAGCATAAGCGACATAGATTCAATTTGAGTAAACCTACGAGCGTCCGCAGACGCGAGATCCATCTTCACGCCCTGTCTGGAAGACTACTATAAACATCCACCACAGTCATTCCATCACTAACTCCTTTACAGTATCCTGTATTGTATAGCTATCTACACTCATTATACCATGAGAATGCCAAAAATTCAATAGCTACATAATACAGGATACGAATATTTCTAGTGCCTATTATAATAAGATATGTTTCTTGGGGTATCATCTACCATGGTCTTTCCAGACAGGGCTCGCAAGCTCGCTTCCGCTCTATGAGCGGGCGACCATCGCTAAGTAAGCTGACGGTCACTACGTTCCCTCTGCATACTTAGCTCAAGTCGCTATTACACATTAACCTCTATGAAGAACATCCAGATGCTCTATATATTCTATGTAAGCTGCCAGAGGCTACAATCATGCTCCTTGTGGGTCTCTGGAGTCTCTGAGAGTACTGCTCAGATGCCAGATCAGTCCATTTATGGAGAGAAGGGAGTACAGATGGGTACAAATAGGCATTTTATGCTCCGAAGAATAGTCATTTTCGGTACATTTATGGTACACATCGGAAAAACCCGCATGAAACCTAGCTTTTTCAGGTTTTATTGGCTCAAAAAGGAACAAAACAAGGGGTAAAAAGGTACAAATAAAAAGAAAAACTAGCCAAAATATAACGAAAATACGTTAAATTCTAGCTAGTTACCGAATGAGCTACCGATTGAAAAATAGCGATTTTAAGCCATTTTTAGACATTTTGGATGGGAAAGTGAGTGATTTGAGGGTGTATATAGAAGAGGGTATAGGGGTGTATTTTGGGATATTTTTATCAGGGAAAATGTACCCGGGGAGGGAAGTAGAAGTGTCAAGAAATTATTTATTAACAGATTAGAAATGATAAAAAGTAGTAGTGTTGGCTGCCAATAGGAGAGATATTGGTGGAATTATTGGGAATTGAAGATAAAATAACTCGTAAAATATTACGATAAAGCGTTATTTCTTGAGGGTGAATAAGAAAGATGTACTGGGATCTCGGCCTGCTGCCGGGAACGTCCAAAAAATGGAAAGTACGCCCCATAGGTGCGAGTGCTGGAAATGCTCAAAATACAGCACTCAACAGGGCAAGGGCAAGGCGGGGTTTTGGTGTTGCTGCTGTTATCTGATTAAGTATCAATAGGTGCAAATAATAGTTAAAAAAAAAAAAATTTAGTTAATTTCAGGATAAACTTACACGTTGCCGGGTGTTTCTTTTGTTCGCTGATTATTGACACGTTGCCGGGTGTTTCATATCTTATATACTATCATATATACTGCCTATATACTTTTTGATATACAATTCTATTTTCCCTTATAAGGTAATTATATATTTTATTTTATTCCTTATTCCAGCCAAAAACACCCACGACTTGCCAAAATATAACTTTTAACGATATATCGCTATTTTATGCCATTCTAATATAACTTGCAATTTTAGTCCATATCTTTGCAACATTTAATACTAGATACCGACACGAAAAAAGAGTAAAATTGCCTTGCAATCAGGGGAAACCGAAAGGAAACCGAAACTCGATTGCGCCGAACTTTGAAAACTGAATCAATCTTTTGTGGGAACGGCTCAAATGTTCCCGCTCAATCTAGGCAAGTGCAACAAGCCTATATGGTTATAAATCAGCAGTCTACCGGAACGGTAAAGCACCTAGAAAGTTTGATTCAGTCGGAAAAATTCGGCGGTGTAGGTAGCACCGATTTAAAAAATCCAGCGCTTGCAAATGGGCGTCAATCGTGCATTCCGCACGCAATCAAACACACTTGCTATCCTACCGTATAGGCTAGAAAGATACGGAAAACAGGAAACACGGCTTGACCGTTCAATCACTGTTTTGGTTTTGGCAATGCAAGCCGAAAAAACCATAAAAAGCCGTTTGTCCGATTAAGGCATTAGAGGGCAAACAATCCGCAAAACATCGGATACTAGATTGTACTGTATGCACACAAACACGTTGTACAGAAAAGAGGGCAACGCCCATACAGTACATGACTAGGCAAGGAAGGGCAAGAAAGAAAGTATAATTTGCGCAAACCACAAACTAACTTTTATGGGTTTATATCCATGTGCTACACATTGCAAAGTTTATACTTTGCTTTTATGGTTTATACCATTATCTATTGTAACAAAGTCAAGTGTAGTTTGCAAGGGCTATACAGTAAAGGTTTTCTATCTGTTTTCCAGTAAATTAAACAGACGCAAAAGGTATACATACTTTGCCCTTTTTAGGGCAAATCATAAGCTCATAAGCAAGGCGTTTTTGTCTAGTTTGTGGGCTTTGATTTGCGCTAAAACGCAAAACCATACGACTATACACACTTTTAGAACAAAAGAAAAGAGGATTATTATGCGTAAAGCTATTACTATGCCCGAATTCCGCACCGCTATTCAGAACAAAACCGTTGATTCTTTCAACGCTTGCGATTTGCTGGACTTGCTTAACAATTCCGCCGAAATGGCAACGGCAAACGGCAATGAAACCGCTGATTTGATCAAGGCTATTGCGGACAACAACAAGGCCGAAAATGAAACCATTTGCACTGAAAAGTGCAAGGTTTTGATCGCTATGGAACGCGCCGAAATGTTCCGCACCTATTGCGTAAACCCGACTTATACCGGCCACAAATTCAGCGGGAAAAAGAACGACAAAACCGACAAATACGAATTGACTGAATCCGCTATGCGTATCAAGTTTGCAAAGCTGGAAAAAGTTTACCATGATACTACCGGCAAAAAGTATGATACCCTTTGCCGTTCCGACTTTTACGGCAAACTTGTTATGCTTTTCAATGGCTTTATGGCTGAATCCCTTTGCGCTGATTTGACGGCAAACAAACCTGTCCGTTCCGAAAAAATGGTTGACGCGCTCAAGAATGCAAAGCTTGATTGCTTTACTAGCAACAAGAACAACAAAGAAACACGTCTTGCACAGTTGCAAGCAATTTACAACGCTATTTTACCCGAAACTTTGACGGCAAAGGCACTTTCTTGTGATATGGCTTATATCAAAACGGCATACACTAAGGCTAAAATGGGCACTGTTACCACGCTGAACGACAACGCGCTGATTGATGAAATTATTGTAACTATCGGCTATGCACTGTCCTTTGATGAATCTACCGGTAAGCGTTCTCGTGCATACGATCTTCAGAGCAAGTCTGCCTTTTTCAAGAAAGCAAAGTAAGTAAGTCATACCTAACCAAAATACCTTTGGGGCGGGCAATAGTCCGCCCTACTCTTGCAAAATCGGTTTGCCGTGACGTGGCGCAAGAGCTTTCTAACCAAATAACCGATAATTCCGCACAGAAAGTGCGCCTATTTTCAGAAAAGGAAGTGAACACAATGAAAATTTCTTTGCACCAAAAGAATACACCCGTAGTGTTTCGTGGCGTATCCGTTCCGTCAAATGCGATTTACGGAACGATTAAGGCAGAGAATTATAACTTTGTCTTTGTTTCAATGCCGAAAATGGATTCTTTCGACAGAATGCCTTTTGTGTTCTATCAGAACGGCAGAATCGTTAAAAATATCTATTCGGCTATGCTTGAATCTGCTATTTCTCAAAGCGTGAAAAGCCTTGCAAATGACGGAAAAATCACGCTCACACACTGGAATCATAAGGCAGAACAAAGGGCGGAAATGCGCATTGTAGAACGTAAAAACAAGCGTAAATCAGAGCGCAAGGAATGGCAAGAAATTCGCTCCGCACAGAAAAACCGTGATTCAGCTGGGCACAAACCTAGCAAGCACACAAAAGCAATGCGGGCAAAGCCTAACTTTTATACGGCAGAATACAACGATCTTTCTAAACGTATCTATGGTGAATCCATTGATATGAATGGGACGGTCAGACGTTGCCGGAATAGAACGGCAGAGTACATGGACGGCAGCGGGTTAGGAAAATTCCGTGGTGATATGCGCCCTTTGAATCCTCAGATGCCTTTGAAATCTGGCCGAAAGGCAAGGTGATAGTATGGCTATGAATCCCTTGTCAGAACGGCAGAACCATGCTATAATTGTACCATCAATGAAAAACAAAGGTGGTGCGATTGTGGGCAGACCTAGCAAATATGCCGATATGACAAAAGAGGAAATTCTTGCAGCCATGCAGGAAAAGAAAAAACGTCAAGCCTCTTGTCAATGGAAAAAAACTTGTAATCTTACGCTTAAAGAGGGAGAATTTATGGAAACAGAAATTTTCCCAAAATACGATTGTGAGAACGTCACGCAATTCATCAAAAAGATTTGTCGTGGTGAATTGATCGTTTCCCCGGCAGAGCCGTCAGAATCCAACTGAACCTAATACCCACGCAACAAACGTCTTGTGAATTTATCGCAAGGCGTTTTCTTTATGCCTTGTTTTGCATAAATATGCAAATAATATGCAAAATATGCAAAATGAAAACACATCAGAAACAACAAATGCCGTATGAATCAGATTCACACGGCAGAAGGGAAGTGATCTATTTACTTGTGATTCTCTATCCACTCATCATGTTTTGTTTTCAGTAGTTTGAAATCGCAGCAGTTCTTGTATAAGAAGTGCTTAGGATTACAACCGATACTGTAAATGCTTTTAGCTTTTTCAGTGATTTCATGCTCGAAAGAACGGCAGAAACGAAGTTCTTTTTCAAGAAGATCAGCATAAGCCGAATCTGTTTCACGAATCTTGTTGAAATCCTTTTCGGTAAGTACAGAATCTGGAACAGGGAACATAAAACCAAACTTGATAGAGGATAGCACATGACCTGTTGTGTCAGAAATGAGAAGGCAAGTCTTTTGAGGTTTTGTGTTGGATGATATTGGTGCAAAGAAATTACAGTTATCGACAGTCAAAGTGATACCACAAACGAATTTACGATTATTGTCGTAAACGATATTCGGGATTTTGTTATCAAACTTCCGAAGGTATTCTGCGTACTCTGGATCAACGTCATAGAAATACAGCATAAGACTTCCTTGCATTAAAAAAGAGGTGGATTCGAGCCACCTCTTGAATTAAAGTTCCTCGCTTTCGGTGGAGGTATACCACGAATTAAAGACTGTCTTTGTATATCGGCGACAGAACCACGAATTAAAGACCATCTTTACGGCGATGGAACCGCGAATTATGAAGATTGAACCTTTATCAGATTCTTTCTTCACTATTATTATACGCCTGTTAGTCGATTTTGTCAAGAGAAAATTCTTGTCAGAATGAAATTTTTGTTTATAAAAGAGGAGTTCTATTATGGCAATTATTTCTATTGAATCAGCTCTTGATGTTGCCATAACATTTTGTGATACAGAGCTTGTAAAAATCTATCAGGAAGCTCTAGCAGAAGCCGGTACTGAATACGTCAGCACCGCAAAATGCTGGATTAAATAAGAAAGGATGTTTGTTATGAAATCGCTTCTCATGCTCTTTGGTTACACTGCATATCAAGCCGGATGTATTGCGCCCATGATGTGGGTTTTCGTTATTGGTGCTGTCGCTATGGGTGTGGCAGAATGGAAAGGGTGGTTGAACTGATGAACAGAGAAGATATTGAAAAGATCGTTGTTTTCAACCACTTTGGTAGATGGAAGATGACTACTTACGAGAATTACAGCGCATATATCATGGATGCGAATAAGTGCTGTAACCTCATTGTGGCAGATGCAAAAGAAGCTGTTGAGTGTGTAAAAATGTACTATCCTGATGCTGAAATTATAGTAAAGTAAATCCATTTTGTGACCGTCAATTCAAAAACATTTATAAATTCAAAGGAGATACTACCATGAAAAAGAACGTCAACACTTCCGTTACTACTACCGCAGCCGCTATTTCCGCTCGTCAGGTCGCTTGTGAAAAGGTCATAAAAAGCGGTGTTACCTTGAACGGTTGCCTTTACGCTGAAATCCCTCTCGATCTGATTCGTGTTGATGTTTGTTATCAGCGTGAAATCGGTGGTGCTCGCTGGCCGCGTATCAACGCAATAGCAGCTGGGTGGGATGCAAATAAGGCTAACAGCGTTCTTGTTAGCTACCGTACTGATACGCAGTATTTCTTTGTGCTTGACGGTCAGGGTCGCTTTGTGGCAGCTCAGAAAGCAGGTTTGAAAAAGATCACCTGTCAGATTCTTCAGAATCTCGAACTGAAGGATGAGGCAGAAGCGTTTTTGACGCAGGACGACAACATGACCAAGATTTCCATGCACGACAAGTGCAAGGCCGGTGTTATCGCGGAGCATAAGGATTGCATTACCCTTGTGAATACTCTCGCTCGTTACCAGATTGATATGAAAGAGGTCAACGGTATCGGAACCGCAATGGAAATCTCTGCGAAAAATCCGACTGAAATTGACTGGATTATCGGTCTGATTGTCCGCACTGGTTGGTATGGTCTGCACAACTGCTTCTCTCGTACTACGCTCAAGAGCTTGCACGAGCTGTATAACAAAGATTTTGGCAAGATGGACAGAATCGAAAATGTCTTGGTTCCGGTTATGACCGCAAACCGTCCTGATACGTTCCGCAATGTTTCTGAGCTGGTGTTTACCAAGAGCAATAAGCAGGGCTATCTTGCTATGTATCAGCTGTACACCAACATGATTATGAGTAATCGTGACACTCGTATGAAATTCCTCGAAAAGATTGCAGGTATGGGTATTAAGGTTCCGGCTATCGCAAAGCAGGCTGAATAAATTACATAGCAACGTAATAAATAATTGCGAAAATTACATAAAAGATATGTTTTAAGGGGGTTATTATGACCGCAAGAGAATATTGCAAGAGCCATCCTGTAACCGCTTATGATAGCAGCTATGGCCGTTGTGGTGGTTTTCAGATTCATGGCGATATCGAATACGGCATTGACGATTACCTTTATGGTATGTCTGGTGCACTGTGCGAAGATGAGAAATATCATAGTTATCATCACCTGAAAATCATCTATGCACCGTCTGGCAGAGCATACGTTAAGTGTTTCGGCAAGCGAATCTATCTTGATGAGTGCATGAGAGTGTAAAGGAGAACACAAGATGAAAAAAGGTCAATGGTTTATGAACGATGAAACCGGTGTTATCACCAACATTCATCGGGAAGCTGTCGAATGGTTTCGGCAGGGTGCGAATGTTTCTATCTGGATCAACGGTGTTTTTGTGTGCCGTTGGGGTCACTGATAAGAAAAGGAGAATAAAAAATGCGTGCTACTGTTGAAGTGTATGAGAACAATGCAGGCGGTATCTGTGTTGCAGTCTTTGGTCAGAATGGTTTGACGAATCTGTTTGTCGTTACTCCTGATGGTAATGAAACAAGAATGACGAGGGCATTCTATCAGGAAGCATCATACGGGTTCCCTGGCGATGATGAATACAATGCAGAAGATTTTTCTGGTTTGTCCATGGATGATGCTTATGCAGACATCTGCAATAACAACCTGATTGCAGAGTTTTATGATAATCGTGTTGTAAACCTGTATCCGGCAGACATGGGTATTGCCGGAATGGAGCTGTTTGGTATGGCTTGACCGTATATTCACAAAATTGTCATGAATAAGAAACGTATCAACGCGCTAAAATGCGACGTTAATAAAATCTACATTTTAGTGCTTGACAGAATCAGTAGTATCCTGTATTCTATAGCTAGAAAGGGCAGTCCGTCATAGGACTTTTATTTTTACCATATAGCTATACAATACAGGATACAAAAAAGGAGAGTCAACTGCTATGGCTATGTACAAAACTAAGAAAGATGCAGCTTATGCATGGATTCAGGAGTTTAATGCGATTCCTCAGAGCGTTATTGAAAAGCTCGCCAAGGTCGATTTGGAAGAGAATGGTGAAGGCATTACCGAAATCACGCCGCCGTCTTGCTGTGATCATGTCTATATCTTTAGCGGTGACCACTATGGCAAAAATGGTGAGATTCGGAGCTACAACAAAGATGACAACACTTACAAAATTTGTCTCGACGGCACTGGCGAGGAAGTTGATGTCAGAGAAGATGATTTTGAAGTCGAGCGTGACGACTTCTTTCCGATGTGGGGAACGATGTGGCAGTTTGGCAATTCGTGTGATAACTGGTGGCTTGAAAATCATCTTCAGGAAATGGCAGATTGCGGATTCCGTATCTATAAGCAAGAGGATTTTGAGTACGTTTTCGGCATTGATGGTTGTGGCTACGACTTTTACGAATCTCATTGGATTCCGCTTTATGAAAAGCGTGGATTCCATTGGGATGATGAGACTGTAAAGGAGCTGGAAGAAAATGCGTAAGACGTTGCTTGAACGACTTTTGGATGCCGGATATCCGAAAGCAGAAATTTATCATCATATGTCCGACCTTTATGTTTTTGTAACACCGTTGACTACAAAAATTATTTCTGAATGGTGTGATGAAAATGGGTATACGATGAACTTTCATTGTGCAAAATTCGTGGATCAGATTACGGGGAACATGATGTACGACTGTGTTTTTCAGTATTATGAGGTGGAAGAAAATGACTGATATTCAGGAAAAGATGTGGGACGTGCTGGTTGAGATGTCCGGTGAGGATGTTGCAAGAGCGTTTGCAAATTTCTTTGGTAATCAGCTTTTGAACGAGGATTTCCATCAGTTTTTGGTTGATGAAGGTTATATGGAAAGCGAGGATGAAGAATGATCATTGATTCTATTCTTGACCGTAAGGACGGCAGACACTACAGTGCTCATGATTTCTATCTTGAGGTCAGGAAATATGAGCGTTTGGGTGTTGGGACAAACGGCGAGGATATTTCTATTGCAATGGATTACGGTGATAACAAAGATGTGCAGCGTGTTCTGTGTCAGTATATCCAGCGCAATGGATACCCGGCAGATATTGAGGACTACATAAGAAGTCAAGTCTGGGTGGTATAAGCAGCAGATGCTAGGTGATTAGCGGTACTAGGGCAGACATAACCGCTACCAATGCGAAAGCATGAACGAATACACACATGAAAATAAAGGAGATGGTGCTATGAAAGTGGGGACATTGCTTAATCTGTTTGATGATTGGAACAAATATATCATCATCAACGACAATAGTTTGAATCGTCTGTATAATGCACGAACCAAAATCTTTGAATTTATGGACGAAAAAGAAAAGCATAAAGATTTACTCGGCAAAGAAATCGTATCGTTTGGACTTTACGACGATGATTTCTGCGTAAGAGTGAAATAAAGGAGATAGCATTATGGATAAAGAATATAACATTCCCGAATTATACGACAAGTACGGTCTCAAATATGAGATGAATTATGATGAGATTTGCTCTTTACTTCTCAAGAGAATTAAGGAAGACCCTAATTTTAACAACTATGTAAGGGCCGACTTGATTGATAAGCTGGGCTGGATTCACGACACGTTAATTGATGAAACGTGGTAAATAAAAGGAGTGTTAGGTATGAAGAAGTTTAATTCGACCTCAAATAAAGGATTCAATATGACTTTTGCAAATGGTATTACTGCAAGCGTCCAGTGGGGAACTGGGAATTACTGCGATAACTATTTTAGTAAAGACTTCTCTTTCTCAAAAGAAGCAAGTTCTAATACAGCAGAAGTGGCCGCATGGAATGAAAACGACGAATGGGTTACAAATAAGTTCTGCGACACCTGTGATGATGTTGCTGGGTATCTCTCCCCAGATGAAGTGTTGCAGTTTTTGAATAGCTGTGCAAATTACAAAACGGCTTAAAATCATGCTTTTACAATGACTAGGGAGATTACAGAATGAAACCATTAAGAGATAATCCTATCGAAGAAGGAATAGATGCTTTCTTTGAAGAAAAACAAAGACTCGAAGAAGAAAAGCAAAAACTCGAAGAAGAAATCAGAGATTACGAACAGGATTATTTGGACCGATATTATGATTGGTTAGAGGAGGAAGAACAAGAGTGTCGTTTAGAACTTCTTAATGACCTTTACAATGACTAAGGAGGTTACATTATGACCTTTGAACAGTACAAGAAGAATCGTCCATTCTTTTCTGATCCGTACTATGTGAATATTGTAGAAAGAGTAGAAGAACAGTTCTTCTCTATTCCGGCAGAAAAAATTCACGATACAGAGAACGAACTTCCTCATAAACTTAATTTTGGAACTCTCGGTGAATCAAAATATCTTTCTGTTCCTTGTATTGTATTTATGAGTGATGGCACAGAGTATGGAACGTATGTTGATATCGCTGGTTATTATTGTTATCAAGATAATCAGTGGTATTTTGATCGCATTGATGTTAGTAGAACGCTGTCTCTGCATGAAGTGTATAGAAGAAAACCGACAGTTTTGAAGTGGGTTCCGTTGAAGATTGTCTGTGACGAAGACGAAAGAGATGATAGATGTTTTCAATACAATGGAGAACATTATAAAATCATATAAACAAAAGGAGCTAGTACAATATGACTGAGAAAGATAAACGGATTCTAAAATACGCAATCGATAATCTTGTTCTTAGAGAAATCGAATTATGCAAAGGAAGTTGTAAAAGCAACCCTGAAAACAAAGCGAACCGTGAACGAGATCGTGAGTTGATTATTTATGGTATTCACAGCGTTTTATATGAGGTTGAACGTCTTGAAGAACAGGAAAAGGAGATGCTGGAGAAAGTCAAACATGAAGTGGTTCAGTTTTGATTGGAGTGATAAAAATGGACGAAAGCAAAGTTGTGAAGCAGATTGCCGAATGGATGGTCAAAGAAGGTACAAAAAATACTACAGAAGGCAATTGGATTTTTCATATTGACGAAATCACAAAAGAATTTAACGTAAGCAAAATGTTTGTTGCGGCCTATTGTGGAGAGATTTTTGATTCACTTTATGAACACGAATCGGTTGCTGATGTGGAATGTACTCTACAAGAAGGCTCTAATTTTTATGTGAAAACTTTTGACGTTGATTTTTATACAAAATTTTGTCCCAATGTAGAGGATAAAAATTGGAGTGAGATTGTATGACCAACACTGAAAAGAATATCGTTCTCGCAGCTCTTTCTTCATATCGGCGTAAGCTGATGGATCAGAGTGTTTCGTTCCTCAGAGCTGGCAATCACGAGGATGCAAGAGCAAGCACGATTGAAGCAGCCAACGTGAATGCGTTGGTGATTAAGTTTACAAGAGAAAAGGAGTTTGCAATATGAGAAACCTGTCTAAACAGAACCGCAAGAAAATTTTTGATTTGATCAAACGTGATTGCACATTTGTTGGCTCTTACGATTTGGAACATTCTGAAGAAAGTGTTTTGACTTATCTCCCGAAGCCAGGCACACAGATTCACAAAGATGTTGAAGAGGTTCGTGTCATAAAGAACCGCAAGACTGGAAACTGGGTTGAATCCGTTGTTGATGTGCGTTGGTATTACGGTATGACTTGCGCTGATGCAGAGATGATTGAACGCAAATATCAGTGCAAGTCTAATAAATGAGATAGGTGGAATATGAAATACAAAAGAATGAAGATTGTTTATATTGATGGCTGGTATCATGTTGAACAAACATGGATGAGCGGCAAGGTTATTATTACTCCGTATAGATGGAAGGATAAAAGAATAGCTCAATCCTACGTTGTTGCTTTTTATGAAGCTGGGGAGGTGGCAGAAATTGACTGATCCATGCCATTATTGCGTGGCACCGGAGCGTTATCCTGGTTGCCACGACCATTGCAAAAAGCTGAAAGCCCATCGTGAAAGTGATGAGTATAAGAAGCTGTGTGAATATAAGAATACATACCTAAAAAGCCATTCGACAGCAAGCTCTTCTCAGATTAACAAAGCGATGCGGTATTTCAAATGTAAAGGTTATAGCCTTTATGGATTCAAGAATGTTGGGAGTGTGTAAAATGAACGGCTATTACGTTACTATTGAAACAAGAGTTACTTACACAACGTTTGTAGAAGCAGACAACAAAGATGATGCTTATGAAATTGCGAAAGATAGATTTGTTGCCGGTGAGATTGAACCAGATAATCCGAATCCGACGGACATTGATAGTGTTACGGTAAAAGACGCAGAGGAGTGATAAAATGAGAGAATTTGAAGGTTTTATTTTTCCTAACGGAAGAATTGTAGCGATTCCTGAAGAGGAATATATGGCAGCTATCGAAGCGGGAAAAGAAATTCTTGTGTTTTGTGGTGGATGGGCTGGTGGATACGCTAGAGCGTTTGGTGCAGATAAGGAACAGGATATTTATGAGCCTGATAAAACTTGTTACATGGTCTATTCGTATGATGTTATGGATAAGACCTTTACGCCAGAAGATATGAAGCGGTTCGCTAAAGTGATTGTCACAGATGGTATCCGTGTGTATATGAAAACAGGTGAGTCGGCCAGTGATTATTATTCTGGAACCTTCTGTGACTGTGGTACGAAAGACCGGCTCGAAGAACATTACCCTGACACTTGTAGTAATGATATTGAACAATACGATTTCAGTGATTGTCAGACAGTTGATTTTGATATGACGGTTCGTATGCTGGGTGCCGATGATAAAGATTACGAAGGTATGGTAAAGATGCTCAAGGAGATTTTGAGGTGATAAAATGTGGGATCTAGTTGAAAATGAATATTCTAAAAAATATGGAATTGGGTGTGCAACCTTTTTTCGTGACAAACAATTAAAAACAGCAATGGTTATGTATAAATATAATGGCCGTAGCGTTATGTTTTGCTATTCCGAGTACGATAATAAGATTCTATCTGACGGTGATAAAGACGAAATTGAGATGACAATCAAAAAGAAACTCAACTTTTGGAAGGATTAACTATGTGGGATCTGAGAGAAGTCCACGCTTGTTTTGATGGTGAAAGTTGGGTTTGGAACGGATCTTTCCATCACAAGGATGTATTTGTAGATGAGAACGAAAACCCGAGAGAAATCTTCTGGCAAGAATGTCAGATGTTCTTCCTTCAAGATTATCTTAATAAGTGCGAAATCGTTGATGATGGTGATATTCTAGAACTTCAATTGAAGGATTCTGGCGAGCCGGTTCTTGCTATGATGATTGCAGAGTAAAGGAGAATGAATTATGACACGTTTTTATTTGGATGCGGGTACTCTTGGCCGTTGGATGCACCAGAATAAAGCACAATACACTGGTGCTTATGTTGAAGGTGTTCTGGTTGATAGTTTTGTCGTTGAAACAAAGCGTGGAGTCGCAGCCATCTATGAACACTATCTGAATGAGTGGACAAGCAACTATTATGTTGAGTTCACTGATTACAAGAACGGTTTTAAGAATGGCGAGGTCGATAAGATTTGGTCTGATTGGTACGCTTTTGAAGAAAAGGCTAGTGCATAAGAGGTGATGGAATATGGAACTGCTTACTTTACTTTCAATTATTCCGGATGACATTAGCTTTACGCTTTGTGATTGTAATTCAGGCGAAGAAATTGAATGTTACAATAATAATTCTCTTCTTGAAATTTCAGAAGCAAGACGCTACACGGTTGACTTCATCACACCAGAGTTCAATATGCTGATGATTTTTGTGAAAGAAAAAGATTGATAAAAGGGAGATTTTAAATATGTTATATTGCTATGATAATGAAACCATAAAATGGACAGACAACGATATAAATTATTGTTTACATATTTGGGCAGACAATGGCGAAGAGTGTAACCCTCGTGATTATGACCATGATTCTATTATGGCTTGCTTTTATGGGAATTATAAACTTGGAGACTTTATTGAAGCAGATACACCGGAAAGTTTTTGGAATAACCTTGTTTGGAAGTATTGCGACGACAAGGAAGTTCTTGATGCACTTGTAAACAAAAAGTTATTTGATACATGTGCAGTTCAATATCACGACCAGGATGACGATAATGATTATTGGGCAATTTGCGTCAATGATTTTGAGTCAAACGATTGGATTCCAAATGAAGAAGAATATTCTTGGAGAAATCTGTTTTATGATGATCTTGTTCAGTATTCAAGAGGAGATTTTTCCATTCGTGATTGTATGAAATTGCTTGAAAAGAAAGTGGTTTGGCTTCCTCTTTGGATTTACGAACACAGCGTAATCACGATGAGCTGCGGAGATCGGACATATCCTTACAATGATACGTTTGATTCAAGTTGCGCTGGATGGATTGTTACTGTTCTTTCTGACTTTAACGAAAAGAATAAAGCTATTGCTGAAAAAAATATGGAACTTGACGTTGAGGCATATAACAACTATCTGACTGGTGAAGTGTATGGGTATACGCTTTATGAACAGGATGGTTTTGTAGAAGATGATGTCGAAGAAAGCGCCGAATCCAATTGGGTTGAAATTGATTCTTGTGGTGGTTTTCTTGGAGATGATCTTGTTCAAAATGGTATGGCCTACAATGCAGGTAATGGTTTAGAAGAAGCTATTAAAAATAACAAATACGAAGAAGGCGAAGCAAAAAAGGTTGTTACAACTAGCTGGCGCTTTTGATAAATGTTGAATTTTAGGAGGAAAATATCATGGATGACAACATGATGGAACGTCAGATTGCTGACTATATGGTGAAGTATGGTACAGAGAATACGAACTACGGTACATGGGTATTTGAAGTTGACGAGTTAGCAAAGAAATTCAATGTAACAGAAGAGTGGATTAAGAGACACGATGATGGAATCATGTCTGAGTTATATCTTAGAGAGGAGGTTGCGGATGTTGAGCGTGAACTAAGTGGCGACTACATGACCATCACACTTTTTGATGTTGATTTCTACACTGATTTTTGTCCAAATTACGTTGAGGATGAACAGGAAAAGGATTGCGGCGTAGATAAATACTGGTTCGCAGAAACTCGTTGGTGTACTGATGATGTTATCGAAGCAGCAAAACAGAAAGGAATTGTGTTGACTCCGAAGCAGGCTGAACTGTGGTGGCAGAAGAACGAAAAGTGGTTCAAGGATACTCTTGTTGAATATGGCAATGAGATTCTTTTTAATGCAAATTTTAATATGGTGTTTTAAAGGACACGACAAAAGCGAATAAGGCACCGAAAGAGGTATATGAGATATGAGTAAGTATTATGAAGTTTGTTTTTATACAAAGAAAGGTGGTGAGCAAAGTTGGATAATCCATGTTGAAGCAGAAACCGCCAAAGAAGCTAAAGAAATCGCAATTCATAAATGGGCTTGCGATAGACGCTTCAGCGGTATGCACCAATTCGGGGTCAAGGTTCGCCTTCTTAAAGCTGATGAAGAATTTTGTTGGCATTACTTCGCATTAATCGGAAAAGGATATTCCAATTCTTAAGGCCGAGATTGGGCTGACGACCCGTCCACCGAAACCGCCCCATCCTCGCATGGTAATGAAGTGCTGGAAGATGCAGATCTTAGTGAGGTGTAATTATGAAATACGAAGTTACTGTGGTTAAAACTGGATATATTTATGTCGAAGCGGATAGTAAAGATGAAGCGATGAGTATTGCCGACAATCAATCCGAAAGTGCTGTAAACTGGTGTGATTATTGGGGAGCAACAGACGCTATCGAGGACGAAGACCCTGATTTTCATGAAGAAGTTTGCGGCTATATAAGAAAATAAAAGGAGAGTTCTATTATGAAATATGACACTCAAGCGATGGCCGAGGTCCTTTGTAAAACAGCAGGAGTTGAATATAGCTCTGATTTGGAAAAATTGCTGTACCATTTAGATGTTCAAGCACAAAATCCTTACAATGCAGATTTTCGGCGTACAAGTTTGGCTATCATTGTAAAAGTGTGTGAGGAGTTGGAAAAACGATAATGTATTATCATCTTGAATACTCTGTCAGACATTTTATGTACGGCGATACATACAGAGGACATGAAATCTATCCAACAAAAGAGCTGCGTGATGCAGAGCTTGATTGGATGAAAACGTGTTACAGCAGGCCGACAGAGCTTGTCTATGCAACGTATGAAACCGAAACTCTTAGTGAAGATAAGATAATAATATAAAGGAGAAAGATATATGTGTAATGTTGGTGAACATGATTTCAAAGTCAAAATTCATAATGGTTGGTTGATCGCCACGGGGTAGGCAGACAAAGAATGCTATCCGGGTATGCTGATTTTTTACTCTAAAGACGGAGAGACATTTTCGTGGTACGATTTAATTACGGTTATTGAGCAAGATGCAGTAAATGATAAGATTCAAACCTACCTGTATAAGAAAGGCCGCGAAGATTGTTGTCATGTTTTTGATTACGAAGATGGTGAATTGAGGGAGTGAGTGTTGTGATCGTTTCCAATGGTGGATGGGATAACTCGATGGACGAGATTAAGGAAGCACTTGATATACTTTCTTATTGGTTAAGAGAAGGTGTGACGGTTGGAATTTTTAATGAAGAAACCGACAAATTTGAGTTACTAAAACCTTTTGATTCAAAAAAGGCTTTTATTTTAGGGAGTGTGAGTTTATGACGGCGCGTGAAATTGCAAGAGATTTTCTTTCTAAGATGAATCCTTCTGGATGGAATGGACGTGGATACAAACCAAATACATTTAATGATAAAGATCAGATTAAATATCATGTAGATGGTCACCCTGAAATTGATGTGGATGTTTATTATGAATATGATGCTGGCGATAATAGCTGGTGGCATTTTTGTGATGCACGTTACAATGCTTCTGGCGATAAAATTCTTGGTGTGTGTAATCCTAATGTTTGGTCTATTGATGCGATTGAAGAATCTGCTAAATATTTATTTAGCAAAATGAATATTGAAATTAAATAAAATCGAGGTTTTAAAAATGTGGACTTTTAATAGGATTTATCTTCGGGAAAGTTGTATTTTGCTTGTTGAGGAGGACGGAGAAAAGAGTGCGATCACAACAAGTGTATATGACTTAATAAGAATGTATAATAACGGTGAGAGTGAATGTCCTAGTGATAACGCAAAGGTTATTTATTGCTCGATTTTTAATGTAAAAATGAAATGTAAAACGTTCAAAGATTTTATGGATATGCTTGAGAAAATTGTAGCTGATTGTTGTTGAGGTTTTAGATATGAAAAGTTATTTATTTGATATGAATAATGTATTTTGTATTACGACAGAAGCAAGCAAAAAGATTGTTGTTTTTGATGAAGATTTTACAAGCAAGGATGTAGTTCTTTATTATTTGTGTAAACGAATTGTTGACCTCGAAAATGCTGGTTATTTAGTTTGCGGGGTCACAGAATTAAATCCAGATGGTTCTCATCCGAAGGTTGCGTTTCGTAATACGAAAGAATATAAGAGAGCTAAAAAGGAGTATAAATTGTGATGAATGTCAATGAAATTCGTTACTTTGAACGCAAGATGACCAACAGTGCATTCGACGATGCGGTGAAATACGATCCAGCGATTGCAGTTCGTGCAAAGCGAGCATGGGTTATGAAGATGCAAGGGCTGATTTCGTTCCGGGAGTACATTTCTTGTTTGCAAGATATCACAGGCAGTGCACGACTGTTCTGGAAATACCAGTTTTGATAAAACAGTTCTTCTAAGGAGATGGTAATATGAATGAAAAGAGATTTGAAATTGATACGCCTATTGGAAAACTGGTTGCTGAAGCTGATGGAGATTATAAAGATTATCCAGGAATTTACATTTATCTTCAGAGAGAAGATGGCGTTCAAATTGATTTGTCTTGCACGGAAATTGATAAAGAAACTGGCGAAGGCAGAGTCTTTATCTGGGAAAATACGTCTACAGATGAATGCACTAAGATGATGCGATGGACTAAAGAACAACTTATGATTAAAGAGTGAGTGTAGGGAGTAAACAAAAATGACTACTAATAATCCTATGACCGTAATAACCTCTAAGCCCTTTGGTGTACTGAATGTGGATGTGTACCAGAATGACAAGCATCAGTATTACATGACTCGTGAACAAATTGGTGCAGCGCTAGAGTACAATAATCCTAATAAGGCAATTCAAAACATCCATGTTAAGAATACGGATCGTCTTGACCCTCTTTCAACATTCCTCAAACTGAGGAAAGTTGAGGGCGGAATCACGAAGGAACGTGAATATATTGTTTACAGTTTGCGTGGTGTTATGGAAATCTGCCGTCTGTCACGTCAGCCGAAAGCAGATGCGTTCATGGATTTCTGCTGGGACATCATGGAATCCTTGATGCGTGGTGACACCGTTCTGGCTACGCCTCAGATGGATGCTGCACTGAGTAAAGAATTTATTGATGTAAGACTTCACGCTCTGTTTGATAGTATGAAGAACCTTCAGAGTGAACTTGATTCCACTCGCAAGGAGCTCGGTGACCAAATTGAGGAAGCTCGTGCTACTAGCAACGAAGCACTGAATGTAATCAGCAGCGTGTCTCAGTGTGTCCATCAGATTAAGGATAAGCAGATGGATAATTCGATTCGTGCTAAGAGCTATACTCCTCGCAATGTGTTTCGGGATGAAATGAGTGAATGGCGTAAAGATTTGTATAGCAAGATTGGTGTGATTGCAAATACTAAAGGCTATACGAATAAGGAAACGCTTCACAAGATCTATGAATATCTAAATCGTAATTATGGTTTTGTTTTGGAAGATGCTCGTGCAAAGTATATTAAGAGAACGAATCGTAGTGGGAAAATCTCTACGATTGATATTATCGAAGAGGATTCTACTTGGAAATCTATCATGGAGGCTGTTGTTGCAGATATGTACGTAGCATCTATCGAGCGTCTGCATCAGAATCAAAATGAGCTTCGCCCAGCTTTGAATACAATTAAAGCAGTTCCTGAAGTAAATGTAAGTGATACTCCCGTGGTTGAGGTGGAAGCCAAGGAAGTTGTTAATGAGAAGCCTAAGAAGCAGAGTGAGACGGCAACTTACCTGGTCCCGATCATTGAACCGTTGGCACAAAAGCTTGGTGATAAAACCGTTCATTATCACAAGACTTATCGCATGGTTTACAACAGGATTGGATTCACCAAGATGGAAAACATGATGAAGCAGTATAAGCGTATTCATGGCCGTATTCCGAGTCCCAAGACAAAAGTATTCATTGAGAACGATAAGGCCATGCGGATGTTCAAGAAGGCAGTTAAAGAATTGATGAAAGAGCAGGAGAATAAATAAATGTATGTAATATCGAATGGTCACAACTACATTATGAAACGGAAGGGAGGTCGAATCTGCGCCACCGGTGATGTCAATCTGGCATTGCAGTTTGAATCTAAGGGACTGGCGATTTGTGAAATCAATAAACTTCCCGCTGGGTATAAGAACGGACGCTATGCACCAAAATCTATGGATGAAGCTACCATCGCAGGCAAGAGTCCGAATATAACGGCTCCGGCTGTAAAGCCAAATACATACGCATTTCACATGGAAGATTCTGAATGGCTGATAGAGTTGAAGAAAAATCTTGAGGTCACAGACAAAACAATGACCAGCCTCGATGATTTATATGCCAAAGTCTACAGTGATTTAACTGCGGCTAGCGATGAGATTGCTGATATTGAACACGCAATAGAGTTCAAAACTGTAAATGCAGCGCAAGGCTATCAGCTTATGGCAGAACTTAAAAGAGCTCGCCGGAAGCGCAGAGAAGCTAAGGATGCAAAGCTTCTGCTTGAGATTGTGATGAACCATCGAAATAACGATGATTGGGGCCATGGTCGGCTTGAGGCTGCTATTGAACAGCTTGACTCGCGTCAGTTTACTCCGAAGGTTCGTAACGATCTGTTTGAAAAGAATTGAGGTATATAAAAATGACGATTCATATTTTACACGAATGTATCGACTCTAGCGATTTTTACGCAGAAGGTAATATTATTACTATTAACAAAGATAAAGAGAAGTTGTCTGAAAAGATGTTCTTGCTTTATAAGGACTGCCGGGATTCGTAAGGAAATAGTGTGAAACAGGACGAAACGTGGTGTGATTCATGTAAGGTGTCCGTTGTTAGTGGGAATTCTGGAAATTACTATCGACATCATTGGAAAATTGACAAGTTTGAGGTGTAAATTATGATGGTATATGGAAACATAACGTGTAATCGCTGTGGCATTACATGGTATGGTCCTAAATGTGGAAAGCTCTATTGTGATGAATGTCGTAAGATAATAAGAAATGAGGCATCCATTCGATGCAAGAATAAAAAGAAACATAAACCAACATTTGTTGAGATTGTAAGAATGGCAGATGCTGAAGGATTATCTTACGGTAAGTATTGTTTGAAGTATGGAGTTTGAGGTGAATATAATGAGCGCAGTTGTTGAAAGAAAAGAAGAACAGATACCTAAATTGATTTATTTTAATCCGAAACCTTCTGTTCCGGCTAAAAAACGTGGTGTTACAAGAAGTAAGCAGAAGCGTAAGCGTAATATTTCTCCAATTAGAAGCTTGGATGATGTTCAAATGATTTCGGAATACTTCTGGGATAAAAAGCAATATCGCAATTGGTGTCTATTTAACGTAGGTATCGCAACCGGGTTACGTGCTAGTGATTTACTCAAATTGAAAGTTTCCGATATGTCTTATTGCCTTTATAATGGAAAAATTGAAGTGGTTGAAGACGCTGGAGTGTGTATCGTTGAAGAAAAAACGTCCAAGTATCGAGAAATCATCCTTACTCCAGAAGCGAGGGATATTGTTGAAACATATATTAAGATTGCGAAACTTGGATATGACGATTGGATGTTTCCGTCTCGGCAGGGGAGCTGGAAAAAGTCGTTGAGGACAAATGGTGGAGATGGAAAAACTGGTATTCCTCATATTGCAGAACCCAAAAAGGCCGGTGATCCTATTGATGTTGATTCTTTTGCTCGTATTCTTCGTAACGCTGGCAAAGATTTGGGTCTTAATTATAAGATTGCATCTCATTCTTGCCGTAAGACATTTGGTTATCGTGAGATGTGTCTTAATAAGGATGATAACCAGGCATTGTCTTGGATTCAGGGTCAGTTGAATCATAGTAGTCAGGATATTACATTACGGTACGTTGGTTTTGATGAGGATAAGGCAAAAGAATATTATAAGAAGACTTTTTATGGTGTGAATACACACAGCTTGGAAGACTGAGGTGTGTTATGGCTGATACTTATATTAAAATCTGGGATACTTACGAGAGCTACTTTGAACCCCTTAGTGCTGCCGAGGTGGGGCGTCTGGTACTGGCGATGATGAAATATAAATCGTCTGGAACGGAGCCTGAACTCAACGGAAATGAGCGGTATGTGTGGCCTGCCGTGAAGAGAGATTTGGATAAAGATGCCGAATACATCGAAGGTAAGAGGATTTCTGGTAAAGCTGGTGGCTCATCAAGCAAGCGTAAGCAAAGCGAAGCAAGCGCAAGCAAAACCAAGCTAGAAAAAGAAGAAGAGAAAGAAAAAGATAAGATATCGTCTTCGTCTTGTGATGAGACGACAACGACGAAATCTGTCGAGGATGTTTTTCGAGAGAATATTGGGAAGCTCAGTGCTACAGGAAAGAAGGCTTTGGCAGAATATGTTGAACGCATGGGTGATAAACTCGTACTTGCTGTAATTGGAAAGTGTTCTGATCTGGGCGGTAATACATGGGCTTATGTGCGAAAAGCACTGGACGAAGCTGAATCTCTTGGCTGCAAGACAGCTGATGATTACCGCCGGGTGTGTCCGATTGGTTGTGGTCGCAATACAAGAGTGGATAGACAAGCCCCTAGTGGAAACGATTGGTTAAAAAACGCAACGAAACGTCGTCCGTTGGTTAAAAGAGAATTGGAAACAGCATAAATGGAGGTTTAAAATATGGGACTGTTACTTGGTTTGGGTCTGCTTGGAGCAGCGTTTGGTATTGATGCGGCAAAGCAAGCACCATTTAACAGGGCGTATCGTCGTCTTGAAAATGATTGGGGCATTTGCACATCGGAAGAGAGTAAACGGTGCGATGCTCTAAAGTATGCGGTACAGAATGGTTTGTGTTTCGAGGATGAGAAAAAACCTGTGATTGAGTGGCAGAAGCTGAGAGATCTTCAGTGGAAGTATCAGTTGGCTGGTATTTCTTGGCCGAGAGAATCTGCGATTCGGGATGTGTGCCGTCTGGCGGCTCGTGACCGTGGATTTGAATACAAGGGATATCTTCGTAATACATTGACATTTGGCTACATTACTGATCCGAAAAACATTTGCAAGCTTGGTATTGTAGATTGAGAGGAGATTTGAAAATGAATAACACTCGTAGAAAAGCTATAAAACAGACCATTGACCGCTTTGATTCCATCCGTAAGAAGCTGGAAGAACTTGTATCTGAGGTCGAAAGTGTAAAATCCGATGTTGAGGATATCCAATGGGAAGAAGAAGAGTATCGTGATAACATGCCGGAGAATTTGCAGGGGAGTGAGCGGTACGATAAAGCAGATAATGCTTGCACGAATCTGTCTGATACTGTGGATGCTCTGGATGATATGATTGGTGCTCTGGATTTTGACTTTGGTGATGTGACTACCTCTCTGGAGGAAGCGATGGAATGATTGGTGTTTCAAATCCGCTAAGGAGAAGCGCTTGGGCCGTATTTTTGTACAGAGGCAAGCAAGTTGCTTCGTATATTTTACGAGAAAGCAATCTTGGTGACAAGGAACGTATGGTAGAGCTGTTGGCACGAAGGTACATGACAGAGCCTGAGAATATTGTTGTAGATATTGAATTTAGAGATTGAGGTAATATGGAATGACCGCGTTTGTAATGTTTATTTTGAATGTGGCACTGATAACAACAGTGGATAACAATCCGTTTGCGTTTTGATTGAGAGGTGTGGATATGAGTATGTTGCAAGAAGAGTATAATTTGACGGATGAAGAACTTAAACAGTTGCTTTATGATATTCGACGTCCGAGTATGGAAGCTGCTATACGTCGTGAAAAGACGTACAAAACATATTTATCGAATGTAGATATTGAATATGATGGTGAATCAGAAGTGGTTGATTTTAAAGACTTGGATATTTGACTGGAGGTGCAAATATGAATATTCTGAGTTTTAATGGAAATGAAAATCCAAAAGATACGGATGGTGATGCCGTTGTCAAGTTAAGTTATCAGGAACTGTTTAAGTTAAATAATATTTTGTATCACGCTCAAAAAGGCGGTGAGATAAAGGACGTAGTGGACTTTAATATTCGAAGGAATTTTTACATGGCGCTTAATTTGGTTCAATATGGTAGTCTGGATTCTGTTTCGCTAGAAATTATGTTAAAACTTTATGAAAACAATAAAACCTAAATTCTTCTTTGAAAGGATAAATGAAAATATGGGAAGTCAAAATTGGAGAGTTGACGCATTGCGTGATGGTGCGGTGAAACTAGCTGGTTATCTGGATGAGCGATATATTCTTGCAAGAGGATTTAATCGTAATCCAGACGAAATGTATTACGAAGGGCTTTTAAAAGCTGTTGAAGTACTCGGTGGCGATTGGCAGCGTGACGAGAGTGGTAAGCATAAAGTGTTTATCTGTGGTGTTGGAGGAAAAGCCAAATCGGAATAAAATCCGGGTTCTTATGAGATTGCTGTAAAAAGCTTGACGATAACTGGTTATGCTGTTAAACTTTGCATAATCACAGAATGCGCAAGCATGGAATGAGGTGGACTTATGAATTTACAAGGACTTGAAAATAAAAAATGGGACTTTAATAAACAAGAGGAACTAGCTATCTCTTGGCTATTAAAACATGGCTTTGAGGTGAAATTGAAAAAACAGTATACATCAAAGGATATTTATACGGTAACAAAAGATGGTATTTTAGATGAATTTATCTTTCCGAATAACCAGAAGAACATGAACGTTCGGGCTTTTATGGAAAGATATGAGAAAAATTTTGAAACAAAGAAAGAACTCATAAAATTAAGAGCAGAGGCATCGGCTAATGGTTTGATTAAAGAACGTAGTTGATGTGATAAAAGTTAAGTTCTAGGAGGATTCTATGAAATTCTATGTAATTAAAACCACAAAAAATGGTATTGAGTACAAAAAATATAAATGTATAGATGGATGGACAAAAGATAAAACGGCAAGTTGGCAATTTTCAAAACAAGGAGCGGAAAGGATCGCTAAAAGATTAAATGATTCTGTAAAAGGACACGAGCATGAAATTCATTATAATGTGTTAGCTGCTAAAAATGATTTGGATAACTTTTGAGTGAAAAGGTATGTCTAATAAATGCTGAGATTTAGGGAGACATAGTTATGAGTGAATATAAATTAAAGCCGTGTCCTTTTTGTGGTGGAGAAGTTACCGTTGCAGAGGGCAGTTATCGCCAAACACGATGGATGTATGTTACGAGAGGAAACAAAGAAAATAAGTGCAACTGCCATGTTTTCATGGAAAGCAAAACTTACTACTTTGATTCCTCTGAAAAAGACAAGGAAAGAATCAAAGCCGACCTTATCGAAGCGTGGAATAAGCGAGTCGAATAAAAACTAAGATCTAATGGAGGAAAATATTATGAGCGAAATAAATCATGAAAAGAACAAGCATGAAGTGACTCGACTTGACGCAATTAGAAAGATAGACATTATGGGACTTGAAAAGTTTCTTGAGAACATTCAGAAGTATCCAGATCGTTATCCAAAGAATAAATTTGAATGGATTGTATGGTTACAGGAACCAGTTGAAGATAGAGTAAATTTTGATAATAAGGTGTTTTAAAATGATTTATACCGTAACAATGATTGACTCGTTTAAGAACGAGCAGAATGCGAAATTTAGTTCGCCAGTGTCAAATACCAAAGGCATCTACTGGATGCCGGACGACAGTTGGATTGCTGGATTCTTTACAGATTTAGCAGAGGCTATTCGAGTTGTTAAGGAAAACGTGACTGACATCTTTGAACATTGTTACAACTACGCAGTCGTTGAAGGATACGAGGAAGGTCTGTATCCAAGACCAGAATTGACGAGGTGGTTTAAATATGATGCTGAGAGTGACACAGCATTCGAGATTGAACCGCCGCTGCATAATAATGTGTGTGGATATGCGTTTTGAAGAAGGAGAATAAGACTATGAGTAGTGTACTTATTGATCGGAACGCAGCTAAGAAGGTAGAATCTATCTTCGAGCATCCTGATAAGATCTATTCGGTGTATTTGAAGGCTGGCGGAGATGTCGTTTGGCTGCAAGGTGAAATTGAGCTGTATGAATTTTTGCGCAGCTTATAAAACCAATATTTTTGAAGGGAAGTGATTTTCATTAACTCTAATTTGTTAATAAATTGTGAGCAAAGTGTTGCCATTATGTGTATAATGTGCTTGCTGGCAGGGAATCTGGTATCGAAGATCAGCCCGGTAATTCAAAATCAGAGCAATTCGTACCTTTATAATAGTAGTCCTCCGGCAGTAAGTGTTGTGCAGCAAGAGGAAAAGGAACCAGAAGTCATCGTAAAAACTGTTATCGAAACGCGTGTGGTAAACTTCAGTCAGGGAAAGCGCGAACTCACTAATGATGAGCGTGCTCTTGCGGAGCAGATCGTTGCTTGTGAAGCAGGTGCTGATAGCCTAGAAGGTCAGATGGCTGTGGCTCAATGTCTTTATGATTCTGCCGTACTTGATGGTCTAACCATCCAGCAGGTCTTTAAGAAGTATGGTTATAGTTCCTTATATAATAGGAAGGTGACGGCAGAGAACGAATTGGCTGTGTCTATGGTGTTTGATTACGGCGCTAAAATTTCAGACAAACCAATTCAATGGTTTGTGACCCCGGCGGCAGCTTCCGGCAGTTGGCACGAGCGCGGAGCAACGTTCGCTGGACAATTTGGCGCACATAGGTTCTATTACAACGCGGAACTGGTTGTGGATGATGCCGAGTGAATGGCATCATCTAAAATTTTAAACTTTTACAACAACAAAAAGATGTATAATATATTGACTAAAACAAAAAGATGTGTATAATATATCTTGAAAGTTGTCTAAATGAGTGGAGGGCGGTGTTTTAATGCGTGAGAGAAAGGTTCTGAAGGTCATACGAGTTGATGACTTTTTAAAGTACATAAGAAAAAAGAGAGTGTGGGTTTGTTTTGTTTGCAATGGTGTAGATGTTCACATGGTCTGTAACAAAATGAACGATGTTGGAACAGAGACACATGGGATCGTTAAAGGCATTGGCTTCTTCGGAAACGAAAGTCATATTGAGCTGCGGCAAGAATGCCACGAAGCAAGGAGGATTGAGCTTAGACCGGGCGATAAAGAGAAAGCGTATGAGATGATATTCGATAACACAAGCGTGTTCGTATCAGAGAATCCCGAGTTGTACGGGCACTAAAAATATTTTCAAAAACCTCTTGACTTCTGAAATGGTATCCTGTATAATATAGCTATGGAACGGAGCTACACTATTATAGAGGAGAAAAACTATGGACAACAATATTGACCCAAAGGTCGGAGAGGTTTGGTTGGTCGATTTGTCCAATGCAACAGGTCATCAGCAGCGCGGTATTCGACCGTTCGTTGTGACAAGCAACAACAAGCGCAACTTCTTCAGTCCCACAATCAAAGGGAATCCGTTGTCTTCCAGAATATACAAGCGTTCTCCGGTTCATGTTCTACTCTCGAAAGAAGACTGCGATTTCCTAGAGGTTGATAGTATCGTTCTTTGTGAAGAGACTGATACACTTAACAAAGGACAGTTCATCAAAAAGCTTGGTGTCTTGTCTGAGCGTCATATGAATATGATCGCAATGGCAAGATGCAAGGATGAACCGTTCTTACTCGCAGCATTCCTGAGCGGCGTACAACATACTATGGAATTTCAGAATTTTGCCGCATTTGCTTGATTTTTTATAAGGGTTAATGGTACACTACATATAATAAGAAGGAGTGTGCCACTATGCTTACTGAAGAGAAAATCAACGCTTTTGCCGAAAAGTATTCTGATAGAAGCGGTGAGTTTGTTGTATCGACACTTAACCATGTTATGGATTACGAGGCCGAGCGTGGGTATGAGTTGTTTGACTTCACAAAAGATGATTTTGTAAAGATGTTTGCCAAATACAATTGGGTGAATTCAAGTCGGTCGTTCAGAAATGTAAAGTCAATAATTACAGGTTACATCAAAAGTGAGTATCGAGCGAGCATGTATGACTTGGCTGAATTCTCGGAGAGCGACGTGAGTTCAGACAATATGTACGAGGACAAGTATTTTGCGTCAGCTGATGAGTTTGTTGATTTCTTGGACAAGTATGAAGAACCATATCAGATTCGTATGAACGTGATTGCCGTGCTGTACTGGATTGGTCTTACTTCCGAAGAGGTTTCTAATCTGACAATTAACGATGTTGATTTTGAATCATGTACTGTTCTGAATAAGACCGGTGTTGACGCGAGATTGATGAATATCATTAAGCAGTGTTATGAAATGAAACAATACGATGCTCCAAATATGGGAGGATACAGAACGTTTTATGTCATAAATGGTGATTACATTCTTCGCAAAACAGAGGATAGAACTGGTGCAGACAGTGATTCAAGAATGTCTACAAATACGATTCATAGTTATTTCACGCGCTTGAATGATATTCTCGAAAGAAGATATCATTCAAAGGCTTTAGACCGAAGACATCTGACCAGAAACGGCGAGTATGTCAAGGTTTATAACTACTGTAAAACTCATCCAGAATTTAATCTTGCAGAACTTAGTTTCGGAAATGGTAAAGATCCTCTTGCGGACATTATCGGAAGAAAGTGCAGCAAGGTTGCCTACATTAGTTTCCGGCAAGGATACAAGGGCTGGATCGAATACTTCCACAAAAATTAAAAACAGGGGGCTTCAGCCCCTTGATTTTAACATTGTAACTATATAACACAGGATACAGAAAATAGTATTTGAATGGAGAATGATAACAATGTCTGATTTCAAGAAATTTCGTGCACTGCTGCAGGACCACTTCAATGAGATGGTGAAGGGCGAAAACCCTCTGTTTATCACCGATGCAGACGAGGATGAACTGTATAATCTGTATCTCGACAGCTTCCCAGCTGGCACGAATGAGTTGTTCCGTAAGCGGCGCGAGTATGACTGTTCCTGCTGCCGCCGTTTCGTAAAGAACATCGGTAAGCTGGTTTCCTTTATGGATGGTCAGATGGTTACCGTCTGGGATTTCGATACCAAGTCCGATGTTTATCAGCCGGTTGTGGATGCGCTGGCTGCCTATGTGAAAACCTGCGCTGTTGTGAACCCGTATTACGTCAGCCGCAATATGATCTCTGATAGCAAGTTTGGCACTGAGATGAACTATGAGTATGACGCTGATCATAAGGCGGTTCATACCTGGGATCATTTCGTTGTCGAGATTCCTCAGCGGTTCATTGTGCGTCCCGATGACGTACCTACCAAGATGGCTCAGTGGCGTGATTCCGCCAATGTGTTCAAGCGCTCTCTGGAGGAGCTAACCATGGATGCCGTGGACACCGTGCTTGAGCTGATTGCGCAGAACAGCCTGTATCGCGGTAAGGAGTTTGAATCTCTGGTTCGTGGCTTCAAAATCGATAAGCAAGTGTATGATCGTCTGCCTGATGAAAAGAAGTCCGCTTATGTTTGGATGGCTCCCGGCGGAGCTTCGATGAACCGGCTTCGCATCCGCAATACGGCAATCGGTACTCTGCTGGTGAACCTGAGCGAGGGCATGGACGTGGATGCTGCTGTGTCTGCGTTTGAGGCCATTGTTGCTCCCGCCAACTATAAGCGTCCTAAGGCGATTTTTACCAAGAAGATGCTGGAAGACGCACAGAAAACCGTCACTGAGTTGGGCTATATGAACAGTCTGGGTCGCCGGTTTGCTACTCTGGACGACATCACCGTAAATAACGTTTTATTCTGTAACCGAGACGCAGCCCCTCGTATTACTGGCGCTGTGAATCCGTTTGAAGCAATGGCGAAGACTGTCGCAATCGATCCTAAGAAGTTCGGCCGCGCAGAGGAAATCGGTATTGATAAGTTTATCAAGGACGTGCTGCCCACCGCGACTGGTCTGGAACTGTTTATGGAGAATCGGTTTGAGAAGAATATGACGTCTCTGATTGCTCCGCAGGATAAGAACGCGCCGTCTATGTTCAAGTGGGCGAATGGTTTCAGTTGGGCGTATACGGGTAACGTGGCTGACAGCCAGATCCGTGAGAACGTCAAGAATGCAGGCGGTAAGGTTGATGGCGTGTTGCGTTTCTCTATTCAGTGGAACGATAAGCAGTGCGAGTGGGATGAAAATGACCTTGATGCCCACTGTGTTGAACCGAACGACGTTGAGATCTATTTTGGCAACAAACGAGATTGGAGTACTGGTGGCAATCTGGATGTAGATATTATTCATCCTGATCGCGATGAGGCCGCTGTTGAGAATATTACATGGCCTGACATCAAAAAGATGAAGGATGGTAAATACGAGTTCTTTGTTCATTGCTTCTCTAACCGTGGCGGCAAAACCGGCTTCCGCGCAGAGATTGAATTTGATGGTCAAATCTACTCCTTCAATTACAATATTCCGCTGCGTCAGACTCAGAATGTTTCTGTTGCTACTGTTGTGTTGAATGATGGGCAGTTTACTATTAAGGAACATCTCAATAGTTCTACTTCTTCCCGTGAAATCTGGGGTGTGAATTCCAATCAGTTTGTACCGGTGTCCGTAGCAATGTATTCTCCGAACTACTGGGACGAGCAGAGTGGTAACGGTAATCGTCATTACTTCTTCATGCTCAAGGATTGTGTAAACCCTGAAAAGCCCAATGGATTCTACAATGAATTCCTGAAGGCGGAACTGCTACAGCATAAGCGAGTATTCGAGGCTCTTGGTTCTCAGATGGCAGTTCAGTCGGTAGATGACCAGCTGTCCGGCGTTGGGTTCTCTGAGACGAAACATGATTCCTTTGTTGTCAAGGTTCAGGGCGCTACTGAGCGGGTTCTGAAAGTTGTTATTTAAGAGGAGAAATTATTATGGAAAAGAATCTGTTTGAAATTGCAACCCGTAATCGCTATCGCTTCAACTATAAGGGTATTATGACTGTTGAAGATCTGTGGGATCTGAGTGTCGAGGCACTAGATGCGATTTTTAAGACCCTGAATCGTCAGAAGAAGACCGCAGACGAAGACTCCTTGCTGGCTGTTAAGAGTGCCGAAAATACCGAACTGGCAAACAAGATTGAGCTGGTCAAGTATATCGTGTCTGTCAAGCTGGCTGAATCTGAGGCTCGTGTGGATGCAGCCGAGAAGAAGGCGCAGCGCGATAAGATTATGAAGATTGTGGCAAAGAAGAAGGACAAGGAGCTGGAAGATATGGACGTAGACCAGCTGATGAAGAAGCTGGAAGAGTTGAACTAAAATAGACATTTTATCGTGATTTTTGTTGAAATAATTAACGAAGATACGCTATAATTTTGAGGTAATTTTGATGAAAACCTATGAAAAAAATCGAAACGGTGTTCAATCGTGACATCGAAGGTACTAAAAAGTTGATTATCGGTGATTTCCGCAGTGAGACCATCGAGTTCCTACAAAATAACGAGTGGGAATTTACTGAGAAAGTGGATGGCACGAATGTGCGTGTTTGCTGGGACGGTCACAAAGTCAGCTTTGCTGGACGAACTGAACGTGCCGAACTTCCTAAGAATTTGGTGGATGCACTAAATAAAATTTTCGGTACTTCTGAAGCAGAGGAATTGTTTGAACAGACTTACGGTGATAAAGAAGTAATCCTCTTTGGAGAGGGTTATGGTGGCAAAATTCAAGGATGCGGTCATGGATACCGACCTGACGAGTGGTTCATCTTGTTCGATGTCCTGATTGGTGATAACTACCAGAGTAGAGAGTGGGTCAAAAAGACTGCTCAGATGTTTGGCATCCAAGCGGTTCCTGTTTTATTCACAGGGACGATTCGAGACGGTATCAAGTTTGTATGTCGGCATCCGAAGTCTACGATTTCGATTGGTGGCATTTATATGGAAGGTCTAGTTGGTCGGCCAAAAGTTGAATTGAAAGACCGTAGAGGTAATCGAGTAATTGTCAAAATCAAGTGGAATGATTTCAAGGATATCGCTGATACGCTTGGTAATGAGTAATTAAGACATTTTCTTCCTCCGAAAATGCCCTGCGCGGGGCTGACAGCCGGGAAAGAACGGCGATTATATGCCGCAGTGATGGAGTGACATACATTTCCCGCTTAAACCGGGACGCCTGAAACACGGATCGTGGGTTTGAATCCCACCTGCGGCACCATATCCAGAATGTAGTGTAATGGCAGCACGCTGCGTTTGGGACGCAGAAGAGCGATTCGAATTCGACATTTTGGACCAGTGGAGTATTCCACTTGCTTTTCATGAATACCTTCCTATTATTCTTGGCTCTCCAAAAAACGGAGCAGTAGGACGCAGCAAGCCAAGTTACATAATGAGGGTTCGCCAAGTGGTAAATGGCATCTGGCTTTGACCCAGACAGCGTGCTTTATAGCCGATCGTCGGTTCGATCCCGACACCCTCAATTTATGGACACGTGATGGAATCGCAGACATGAAAGATTTAGGCTCTTTTGCCGTTAACAGCGGTGTGCCCGTTCAAATCGGGTCGTGTCCACCATTATCAACTTATGGTTGCGTACCGTTTTGTTGATCTCCTTTGACCACTATTATTCCCAGCTCGCCAGTGATGGTGCAGTAGTGCTTTGCAAGCTGGGTTTTCATGCAGCGGTCGTACAACGGCTAGTACATCAGCCTTCCAAGCTGAGGATGAGGTTTCGACTACCTTTCGCTGCTCCAGTCTTGTATGGGTAGGATCTTTAGCGGTCAGATCCGGCCGCGCCTGTTCAAGATACCACCCCGAAAGGGGCGAGATATAGGAAATGTGCATCGCTGTTATTCCTTCCTCGTCTATATGGTATAGATGCAATAGTGTTTTATAAGGAAGGTTCCCAGTTGAATAGTTGCAGCTGTTTGACTGGTAATATGGAATAGTAGCTCAGTTGGTTAGAGCCGACAACTTATAATTGTCAGACGCGAGTTCAAATCTCGACTATTCCACCAGCCCGAAAGGGTGTACATAGAATCTGCTAGAACTTTTGTTTTATAAGCGTTGAAATAATATGACGTTGATACGTCTATTGTTTTTCGCTTATTCTCTGAGATTTAGCTATGTAACACAGGATACGAAAAGGAGGTGGTTTGGTGAAACATTATGGAAGTATTTGCGAGATTGATGGTTCTAAGATTGAACCTGTCTCGTGTATCACTGGTGGTTCACCTTGTTAGCCAAGATCTTTCTATTGCCGGTAAGCGGGCAGGTTTGGCTGGAGAACGGTCTGGTCTATTTATGGAAATGATTCGTGTGATAAAAGAAATGAGGGATACCACCAATGGAGAATATCCAAAATTTGCAATCTGGGAAAATGTTAGAGGAGCACTCTCCTCAAACAACGGAGAAGACTTCCGATGTGTCTTGGAAGAATTTGCACACATCGTCGAAGCAGACGCTACAATTCCTAAACCTTCGGAAAAAGGTGGAAAATGGTCTAAATCCGGCGCAATTTCCGGTAATGGATGGTCTTTGGCATGGAGACTCTTCGATGCTCAATACTGGGGAGTGCCCCAACGTCGTCAAAGAATCGCGCTTGTCATGGATTTTGGAGGACAACGTGCCGCAAAGATATTATTTGAGCGCACGGGCGTGCCAGGGAATTCTGACGAGAGCATCCCGACGTGGCAAGGTGCTGCCAGAATTGCTGAAAAATGCATTGTTGGAAATGATCGAGTGGTGGGAGAAAAAAGCTTTTGTATCGTCGGAAACATGATTGACAGAGAAACCAACATGAATGGGACTGGTGTAAAAGAAGATACTGCTTTCACTATAAACACTATTGACCGTAATGCTGTTGCCTACACTTTAAAGATTCGTTCAGGATGCGAAGGTGGTGGCAAAGGCGCACTGGTACAAATCGAGAAGAGCGCAACGCTTTCTACATTGCAAGATCAAACGTTAATTTGCTTGGCAGACAACACCTCTTTACATAATTCAAAACAAAAGATTTCGCCGGTGGTGTTTGAGAGTCACAGTCAGGATGCTCGATACACTCAACAGGGCGACACAAGTCCGGCTTGTACGGCTCAATGGGGGACTGGTGGCAATAATATGCCGCTTGTTGCTGAAAAGAAAACCTTTGCAATGCAACGCATTGGTGAATACAAGGAAAGTGAACAAGCTAGTACGATGAAATCTCGTGACTACAAGGATGCTACTGACTTGATTGCAGAGAAGGAAACGAAGAATCTGCAATGGATTGTTCGTCGCCTGACTCCTGTCGAGTGTGAACGACTTCAAGGGTTCCCTGATGGATGGACTGATATTGGCGAGTGGGTTGATGAGAATGGTAAAAAGCACAAACCAGCTGATTCTCCTCGTTACAAGGCGCTCGGCAATTCGATTGCATTGCCTCAGTGGTATTGGATTTTCCAGAAAATGAAGCCGTATATCGGTGAGAATCCTACGCTTGGCAGTCTTTTTGATGGAATCGGTGGCTTTCCGCTTGTCTTTGAAAGTACGTATGGTGATGGTACTGCTATCTGGGGATCTGAAATTGAACCGTTCTGCGTTGCAGTAACTAAGAAGCATTTTCCAGAAAAGCAAGGAGGATAATTTGCCAGAAAATAAAGGATATTTAACAGCTGACCGATCTGCGGTAGGCGATGAGCGATACACACCGGTTTACGCGGTTATTCCATTGCTTGAATTTGCCCCCCCGTCGAGTAAAACAGTGATTTGGTGTCCGTTTGATAAAGAGTGGTCTGCCTTTGTGCAGGTGTTCAGAAATGCTGGATATAAAGTAGAATATAGCCACATTGATAACGGACAAGATTTCTTTACATACGAACCGGAATATTGGGATATTATGATTTCAAACCCTCCTTTTAGTAGGAAGGATGAAGTATTGCGTAGAGCCTATGAGCTTAAAAAGCCGTTTGCTCTACTACTTCCTGCAAATAGTATTCAGGGTAAGACACGATTTGACATCTTCAAAAATGATGTACAGATGCTGTGTTTTGATTCTCGAATCGGATTTATGGACCCTGAACATACTGACAGCCCTGTTGAGGGAGTTTCGTTTGGAAGTGCGTACTTCTGTAGAAATTTTCTTCCCAGTAAGTTAGAGTTGCGGAAACTCGATAAGAAAATCTCATAAAAGGCTAATTTTTGTAAGAGGTGACATGATGAACAGCAAAATTCCTATCAATGTAACCATTGATTCCGGTTCTTTGAGCCTTCCAGCAAGTCCTATCTTCCAAAAGGAAAAGAGCACATATCTTTGTCCGTTTTGTGTGACGAAGTTGGAGAAGCTTGAACCGAAATGTCCAGAGTGTCAACATAAAATGGATTGGAGCGTGTGGATGGATAAGAATGCAAAGTACAATTATGCATTTGCTGAAAGTGGTGTGTTATGAAAGATTGGATGCACGCAAAGAAAAAAGAGATTGAGAATATGACTTTTGACCAAGCGAAGGAAATTGTAGAGAAACAAATTCGTCTTGGTAAAGAAGGAGGCCAGTGGTGCCCTCGTGAGCATTTAGTAAAGGCTCTCGAAATTATTCTTTCAAAAGCTGAACTTTATGAGTTTAGAACAGATTACAAAGAGCCTCTTCTCGATGACGTTTGTAAACGTTATGAGTGCCCGGTTTGTTATTACACACTATCAAATCTTGATAACCTCTGTCCACGTTGCGGACAATTACTTGATTGGCGATTTGTAAGGCATTGGGAGAGAACGATTCGTCTCACACTTGAAAGACTGCAGAAGGGGGAGGTGCAGAGTTGAATATAGATTTCTTCCAACGGCGCAAGACACAGCTTGAAGATACGCTTCTTTTGAAAAATCAGGCCGTCGATATGCTTGATTATCTAAAGACGCACTGTATCAGCAATGACCAATATTGTGCCATTCGAGACTACATTGAAGAAGCTGCCAAGATTCTGGAGAGTGACCTCGAATATGCAAACAACAAGCTACAGTCCGTATTCAGACCTAAGTATGGCCGGAATAACAGACTGACTCGTGCTCAATCTAAGATGTTCCGTGATAGAGAATATTAAAAATGGGGTGATACCGTATGAACACATGTAAGAAAATATGTAACTGGTGTGGTCGTGAAATCAAGCCGATAGGTAGCGAGCAGGGAATCAGTTTTGAGCATCAATACTCTTATGGTAGCCAACTTGATGGTTCGCTTTTGAGTTTTGATTTGTGTCCTGAGTGTTCAGAACGGCTCCCAGTAGTGCTCGGCGCGATGTTTTTACATAATCCCTTAAAGGACGATTTCTAACGGCAAAAGCCGTATGAAAATATAAGCCATCAATAAGCCAGACGGAGGACAATATATAGAATGAATAGTGCATGAATTGACTCGAGACAATAAAAAGAAACATAAGTGATTACCGATGAAACAAAATTACATAAAGGAGACTTGATATGGCAGATAGAATTTTTAATCTTCCTCAGACCCGTGGTTCTTTTGAGATGGCTGGTAAGGTCACCGGCACCCAGCGTAGTAACTTCTATAACGAGAAGGAGACTAAGAGTGGTGCTATGCGCCGTGTCCTGAGCTTTGGCGTTCAGACTTCCAATGAAAACACTTTCTATGTTGATCTGGCTGGTATGCCTCGTGATAAGGTTTACTTCTTCCGCCGTGCCGATAAGGACAAGGGCATCGAGAAGGATAAGAAGGAAGTTGCTTGGAAGGATCGTCTGACTTATGTTGCACCGGAAGGCTATGATATGATTGGCGTCAAGGTCGGTGTTACCAAGAAGACGAATGAGTCTGGTAAGGTCGTCAATGATAACAAGACTCTGACCGATTTTGATGCAGCTAAGGAGATTTCCGAGAATCTGCATGACGGTGACAACGTGTATGTCCGTGGTAACATCGAGTACAGCACTTACAACGATAAGCACCAGATTCGATTTGTTCCTACTCAGGTTTCTCTGAGTTCTAAGGAAATCGACTTCGATGCAGAGGACTTTGAAGAGCTGGCTCTGTTCACTCAGACCATTGTGTACACTAGTTGCCGTAAGAGCGATGAGGACGATGAAGTAGTTGTCGATGCAAAGATCGTGAATTACAACACCATCGAGGATGCAGAGTTCTTCATTGACTATAAGGCAAACACTCAGAATAAGGTTCTGGCTGATTCTATTCGCAAGCGTCTGAAGCCCTACACCAGTTTCGAGTGCTTTGGTCCCATCGTTAATCAGCAGAAAGTTGAGGAAGTTGAGACTGAGAATATCTGGGGTGGTCCTAACAAGATGAAGCGTCAGGGCACTCCGGCAGTTCGCAAGCTGTATATCGAGGGTGTTAATCCTGATTCCTTTGATCCGAATCCTGGTGATAAGGATGCGGAGCCCACTTACACTGAGGACAATATCTCTGAGGCACGGGCAAAAATTGCTGCCAACGCTCAGGCAAAGAAGGACTTCGACGGCAAGGCTGCTGAGAACGACACTTCTTGGTGGGGTGGTTCTAACAAGTCTACTGCAACTCCTGTAAACGAGGAAGAGGATGACTGGGGAGTGTAATTTTTAGTCTTAGCTAAGTAATACAGGATACATAAGGAGTTTAGTTATGCAGAATACTCTTGAGTATACCGCTTATAATGGTATGAAATTTTACATTGTCTATATCGAAGCGCTTGAAAAGGAACCTGAAGAAGACTCTCCGATGATGTCTATTGTGTTTACTACGCATCCTGAGATTATTGCAGAAGCTAAAGCCGACGCGGAATGCAATGGTGGTGCTGTTCCGGTAGGGTGTAAAGACCTTCTGGTTGATAGTGTGGATAACATCACCCGTCAGTTGGATTATGTTGCTCATGCAGTTGAAACGGGTGATCCGTGGTATGAGTGTTTGAAAGTTTAATAAAAGAAAAGATTTAGAGAGGAATTTACATATATGGCTATGATTCGTAAGGCATCTGCTGTTCGTAAGAAGCTTCATATGCTGATTTATGGTGAACAGGGAACTGGTAAATCTCGTACTGCTATGCAGCTGTGCTATCTGAAGAATGCAGACGGTAAGCCATTCCGTGTTCTGTATTTGGATACCGAGAATGGTTCTATTGATAATTACACCGAGGAACTGGAAGCTAATGGTGTGAATCCTGACAATCTGTTGATTGTTTACACCCAGTCTCTGGCAGAAGTTCAGGATTATATCAAAATGGTTACCAACGATGAGGACATCGAGGATGAGAATGGAGATGTTTATCTGGACGCAAATGGCAAGCCGTTCCGTGCAGACGCTTTGGTTGTTGACTCTGCATCTATTCTCAAGATGACAGCCACTCAGGGGCTCACCGCCTTCTCGCAGAAGCGTGCCAAGGTTAAGGCCGCATCTCAGGGTCTGACTGGTGATGAAAAGGCAGTTAAGATTGAGGGTGCTGGCATGGAGCTCAAGGATTTCAATACCCTGAACTTCAAGGGTCAGTCTCTGATTTTGGATCTGAATGCATCTGGTGTGAACTACATCGTTGTTTGCCGAGAGAAGGACGAGAAGCATACTAAGGTTGTGAATGGTTCTATCGTAAGTGAGCCTACTGGTCGTAAGATTCCTGATGGGTTTGCTGGTCAGGAGTATAACGTTGATACGGAGTTCCGTCTGTATTTCCAAGATGGTCAGCAGCTCGCTTTCTTTGATAAGGATCGTACTGGTATGCACAAGGGCGGTGAGGTTGTCGAGGATCTGACCCTGCTTGAGTATCAGGATATTATTTCTAGCAGTGCAAAGAATCGAGAGAACATTATCAAAAACGGTCTGAATGATGCTGTTAAAACTGAGGTTAAGTTGAGTATGCGTGACCTTGGCATCGAAAATGATGAGACGGATGATGTTCCAGTGCACAAGAATTCTGAATCTAAGGAACCTTCCATGGATGACATCAAGAAAAAGCTGAACGACCTGGTTGCCGCAGCTTCTCCTGTAAAGAGCAGTGCCGCACAAAAGGCTGTGCGGGCAGCAGGTCTGTCTACTGCGTTCCGTTCTATGACTGATATCGAGGAACTGAAGAAGGTTGCCGCAATCATGGAGAAGGAACTGGCTTAATGGAACTTACCCGTAAATGTATGATTTGCGGGAAGAATATTTTCATCGAGCGAGACCGTAGCACGTTTTTCTACGACAAGACTGGTTTTTGTCATAAGGATTGTTTTGTAGAAAAAAAGAAAAATCAAAAACGCCCTTGGACAGATGACCTGCTAAGGGCATTTTTTGACAAAGCAAAACCCGCTACGGATAAAAAGGTCGATGATCTTCTTTCCAAAAAGAGAGAACAAGACCACAATCGTGAGCTTGCACATATCAAACAGGAAGAAAAAAAGATTCTTTTCGACCATATTCGAGATACATACGCCCCGGCGGTTGTTCCTGGTAGCTTCTACTCGAAACTTACGCAGTTGATTTCCGGTAATTATTACAAATATAGAGGTTCTATTCCTCCGCTAGAACTCTACGATATGTGGGTTCTAGCGAAACCCCGACTAGATAAGATAATTGCCGAGAAAGAAGCAAAGGGTTGCGATATGAGCCAGCGATGGAATTACGACTTGGCTATTTTGCTGGCTCAATATCCTAGTTATCTCGAACGAAAAGAAAAACTAGCTTCGATTCGCAGTGAAAGCGAGGGCAAAACGAAGGAAAATTTGACTGAAACGGTACTGAAACGGATGAAAACAGCACCGAAACAGAGTAAAAACGAGAATGAAATCGATATAAGTGCAATTCTCGATGAGATATAAAAGAGGGAGGTGGATGAGTGGAACTCATTTCAAATATCCCGAACGAAATTCTATTTGTTGGCGCAATTTACAAGCATCCTGACTATTTGGTCGAGTATGGGCATTATGTCAAGAGCAAGTACGATTTTGCCGATGAAGCAACAAAATTTTTCTACGATGCAGCGCTAATTATTTATGAAACTCGGACTCAAGAATTTAATAAAACATCTGTTTTAACGTTTATGGCTGAAGACGAGTCCAGATTGTCCCAATACAAGCGGCTGAAGGGCTGGTCAACCATTGAATACTACATAAGCCTTGCGAATGACGATGACATCAAGGGGTACTTCAATATCCTGAAGAAATATTCTCTACTTCGTGAGTACCAGAGAAACGGATTTAACATTGAGGGAATCTTGAAGCATCGACAGTTTGAAATGTTTGGTGCTCAGGACATTTACAAATTGATTCGTGGCAAGGCAGACAAGATCAATACGGTTATCATCACAAACGATGATGCTGAGATTTTGAATAATGGTCTGCTGCCAATGGTTAATGAACGTCTGAGTGTTCCTGATATGGGCTTGCCGTTCCAGTATCCTATCATGAATGATTTGTTCCGAGGATTGAAGCTGGGCACTGTGATGTTCAATGGTATGCCATCTAACGCTGGCAAGACTAGATACATGATGGCGATTGTTGCCTACGTTACATTGGTTCAAAAGCAGAAAGCTCTTCTGCTGCTGAACGAAATGGATCTTGAATCAGTCCGGTATTGCTTACTGGTCACCGCCATCAATAATCCTGAGTTTCAAGAGTTGCATGGTCATCGTTTCCATAAGGATGAGCGAGAGATCACTCTTGGAATGTACCGGGATGCAAACGGAAATTTCATCTTCCGAAAGCAAAACGAAGATGGAGAATACATAGAAAGCATTGATGAGTTTACCGCTCGTGTCTACGAAGAAAGCGAAGAGTACCGCAATGTGCTTGATGTTTGCCAGTGGATTGAAAGCGAGTCACAAGGCTTGATTATCGCAAAGGATGTTTCTGCTGATTATAGTGATAAGTCCCTGCGATTTGAAATCCAGAAGGCAGTTCTCACTCAGGGAGTTAAGTATGTGTTCTACGATACTCTAAAGAACGACATTGCTTCGATTGGTGAGTGGGCAGCATTCAAGGTGACAGCAACCGAGCTTGAAGAGATTGCGAAAAATCTAAAGATCTTTATCTATGGTAGTATCCAGTTGGCCGAAAACGCTCATGAGTATCTTCCTGATGAGTTGAATTCAAACAACATTGCTGAGTCAAAAATGATTAAGCATGTTGCTTGGACAATGGTTCTGTTCAAGGAGATTCCAAAAGATAAGTTCGTGAAGTATCAATACATCTCTCATGACCCTGAGTGGGGCGGTGACTGTGCCCATCGGCTAAATCCAGATAAGCGGTATTACGTTGGAAACATCGATAAGAACCGCTTTGGTGAGAAAAAGAAAATCATGTTTGAAGTGAATTTGAACCGGAATGTCTGGAAAGAGGTCGGTGTCTGCACCAGAAAGTAAGGAACTACAATGGTAAATATCGCAGATCTGAAAAATTACATTCTTGAAGAACAGCAGATTGAACCGATTCTGGAGGAACTTGGTTGTCATCATATCAGTCACAAGACTGGTTATTACCAGTGTACAAATCCAGATGGTGACAATAGAACGGCACTCTGTATCTACGAGAATGAAAATCTTACTGCGGTAGATTACACACGAGATATTGCCAATGGAAAGACCAGTTATGATTTGATTTCTGTCGTCCAGTTCTTTCTGGAACTGTCTTTCCCAAAAGCTATCAAGCAAATCTGCGAATGGGTTGGTCTTGACTACTATCACAACTTCGAGGAAGACCTTCCTAAAAGTATGTTGATTCTAAAAGAGCTCATTGCCATGCAAAATGAAAGTGAAGAACACGAGGATGATCGTCCGATAGTCCCCATCTCCGAAGCCATCCTCGGTTATTACAAACCTTATGTGAACCAGATTTTTGCTGACGATGGGATATCTTATGAGACGCAGCAGGAGTTTGAAATTGGTTTTGATGAACTGACAAATAGAATCACGATTCCAATCAGAGATGAAATTGGCACTCTGGTTGGTGTAAAGGGAAGATACTTTGGTAAGCCGCCTGAAGGCGAGATGAAGTACAAGTATATTGAGCCGTGTGCCAGAAACCGCATTCTATATGGTCTGTATAAGACAGAGCCGTATATCAAGAATGAAGGTCTGGTATATGTTGGTGAGGCCGAAAAGTCTGTCATGCAGATGTGGAACATGGATGTCTGCAACTGTGTGGCGACTGGCGGTAAGAAGGTTTCACAGAATCAAATTGAAATTTTAACACGTCTTTGCGTTGATATTTGTTTTGTCTTTGATAAAGACGTTCAGCTTAGTGAGCTTATGGTTCTTGCTAATCGATTTGTCGATGGCGTAAGTGTGTATGCTGTAGTAGATGATAAAGGGATTCTGGATGAAAAGGAAGCCCCGACTGACAATCCCGAAAAATTTAAGGCATTGATTGAGAACTGCGTTAGGAGAATTAAATGAATGTAAAACTCTGGAAGGGAAGTAGGAACGACCTATCAGACCCTATTAGAACGATTATGGAGAATAGAGGGGTCGAGGATTATAAGACCTACATGAACCTAGATGATTCTTGTCTGAATTCTCCGTGGGAACTGGACAACATGGAAGATGCTGTCAGGCTGTTGAATAAACATATCTGGAATAAGTCTATTATCTCTATCCTTGTAGACTGTGATGTGGATGGATTCACAAGTGCTTCAATGATGTTTCAGTATTTGAAGACGATTGGTTATTTTGGAAAAATCAATGTTCTGCATCATAGTGGTAAGGAACATGGACTCTCTAAAGAAATCGAGGTTCCACCTGAAACTACTCTGCTGATTATTCCTGACGCTGGCAGCAACGACGTTGAACAGTGCAAGGAACTCCGTGAAAATGGCATCGATATTCTGATTCTTGACCATCACATCTGCGACAGAGAGAATCCATACGCAGTAATTGTCAACAACCAGAATGGTACATATCCTAACAAGGAACTGTCCGGTGCGGGTGTTGTGTATAAGTTCCTTCAGGCTGTTGATGAGGATAATTGGACTGATGTTGCAGACCGGTATCTTGATCTGGTGGCTGTCGGAAACATTGGTGATGTCATGGATATGCACTCGTATGAGACGAAGCGCCTTTGCACGAAAGGTCTGGCACGTATTGTGAATCCGATGATTTGTGCTCTAGTTGAAGCAAATAGCTTCAATATTAAGGGTGATCCGACTATCAATGATGTTCAGTTCTATGTTGTTCCGATGATGAACGCACTGATTCGTGTTGGCTCATCTGAACAAAAGAAGCGGATGTTCCGTGCAATGGTCGGTGAAGAACAGACTTTCCAGTACACTCCGACTCGTGGTAAGAATGCTGGTGTCACGATTGATGAAACTCTGGCGCAGCATGTGGCTCGTGAGTGTTCCTCTTGCAAGTATCAGCAGAATAAAATCAAGGACAAGGCTGTTGGAGAGCTCCAGAAGTTGATTGAAAAGCACGGTGCAGACCAGAATAAGATTCTTTTCTGTAACTCCACAGGTATTCTTGATAACACTCTGACCGGTGTTGTAGCAATCAAGCTGGCTGAAATGTACGCAAAACCGTGTGTGTTGCTTCGTACTTTTACTGATGAGCCGGACTATTATGGTGGCTCGATGAGAAATCCTGATGGTTCTCCGATTGAAAGCCTAAAGGAATTCTTGATGAGCACCGGAGATTTTGAATCGGTTCTTGGTCACGACAATGCTGCTGGTGTGAAAATCAAGAAAGAAAACGTGCCAAAGGCTATTGCAGACTGTGATGAGCTACTTAAAGATGTCACGATGAGTAAGGCGATCGTGGTTGACTTTGATTTTGATTATAATAAATTGAACGTTGCATTGCCGAAAACAATGTACGAGATGCACAAAGTCTGGGCGCAGGGTATTTCTGAGCCGTATTTCTATATTAGAAACATTCCGCTTGTTCATAGTGGGTGTGCTCCGATGGGCAAAAACGGTAATATGTGGAAGTATTCTGATGAAGAAAAAGGCATTGATTTTGTGTGCTTTGCGGATAATGACCGGATGCTTGGTTGGATCAATAATGATTTCTATGGTGGTCGGGAAGAGAAATACATCAATGCGGTATGCCGGTTGTCCCTAAATCAGTATGGGAACAAGGTTACACCGCAGGCACAGATTGTTGATTTTGAGGTGATTTGATGAGAGAAGCGATCTGCGTACATTTATACGGAGACGGTTCAAGAAATAATAGACTTAGAGCAGAGTACATCTATTGCGATAGGGCAAATGAATGCTCTGCATATAAGCAGGGAAGATGTCTTTGTGTTACATATCCATTTTCCAGTCGTTGCCCAGTTGGGAATGTTGAAAGTGTTGATGGTGGAACGAAACGCTCAAAGATGTTTACAAGGGTAAAAGACTGTGCAAAGTCAGCCCCTTATTACGGAGCACTTCGGTACTCAAGTAATTTGAAAATTGTTCGCATCGGAGATGATGCGGTTCTATCATTAAGCTATGTGAGCTTAAAAATCGAAAATGGCGATTTGAAAGTTGATGGCCCTTGGGAAAGTGGCAGCAAAATACTTTTTATCCCGATGGAAATTCTTACGGCTGATAATATTTTGAAAGTTTGCGAGTGTAAGCCGATGGCTCTTATGGGTGGAGAAATTGAGTCGTACCAAAAGGACGAAGTTCCAATGTTTTTGAGACAACTTCGGAAATTATTCCCAGAAATCTATACAGAGCTTATAGTAAAGTCTCCGGTTCAAGAGAACAAAATGCCACATTTTGTTGGAAAGCGAGCAAAATTGCTTACGCTTAAACCGAATTGCAAATATAAAACGAGATATGGTAGTTTCTTCTTTGATGGAAAGTACGCATATTTCGATAATTACGATACTGATTTTAAGCCGTTCTTGAAATGTGGGAACATGAGCGCGAAGGTAGAGATCACAAACGATACAGTGGTTACGGTGTCCGACAATGAACAGGTATTGGAAATGACAGAGTTTGTATGAGGTGATTTGATATGGGGAATTGGAAACGTGCTATCGCCATCGATTTTGATGGCACTCTCTGTGAGAATAATTATCCTGATATCGGTGAGCCAAACTGGAATATCATTTATCAAGCAATCCAGGAACAGAAGCACGGTGCTGGGTTGATTCTCTGGACTTGCCGGGAAGGAAAGCTTCTGTATGATGCGATGGAAGCTTGTTTTGATTGGGGAATCCAGTTTGATGCCATCAATGAAAGTCTTCCTGAGTGGAAAGAGCATTTTGGTACTGCACCTAGAAAGGTCGGTGCTGATGAATATTGGGATGATAAGGCCAGAACTGTAAAGAATGGAGAGTTGGTTGACAATGACTAATGCGAATAATTACGTTTTATCATTAAATCTATTGGATGGTGTACATCAATCACTCTGGAATGCTCTTAAAAGCTTGGAATTGTTTCGACAAGGAACTGCGTTTAATCAGGTTTTGAATGATGATACGCATATTATTGAACCGGATGAATTGACTTATGTTCTTGATAAATTTGCAGAACAGCATCCTGATTGGAAAATCTGTATTGAAACTGACCATGGGACGGTTAGTGAAAAACTCAAAATGAATCATAATTTCTACGAAGGAATGGGTAATATGATTGTCCTTGATTTTGAATGAAGATGACAAAACGACAATATAGACATAACAGAATTGATTATCGCACATATAATTACACACTCAAGAAATATCACAACTTACACAGAGAAATCTACGCTAAAAATGCAAGAGATGCAGTTAAAATGCTAAGAAGTAAAGAATGTAATCGTGAGTTTGAGATTGTTAAAGTCTGGTTTGTTGATATTTTTGGTGATAGAAACGATAGATTTTATCCACGAACTTATGTGATTGACAAAGAAGATTATGAGTGAGGTGAGGACGCAATGGCGGTATACATCACGGGTGATATTCATGGTGATTTTAATCGGTTTTTAGAATTGGAAAAGTTTTGCCATGAACACAATCTTGGAAAGAATGACTGGATTGTCTGCCTTGGCGATGTCGGTTTGAACTACTACGGTAAGGATGATCCTCGTGAATGGAGTATCAAGACTATCGCCGCAGATATTCCTGCGAATCTGTTTTGTATTCATGGCAACTACGAACGCCGCCCGTCTCGTAAGGATGGTTATAGAACAAAGGAAATCAGTGGAGATATTTGTAGTAAGGTGTGGCATGACTCACATTATCCCAATCAGTATTTCGCTATTGATGGTGAGGTTTACCAGATTCTTTCCGGCGTAGAGATGTTGAATTGTCTTGTTTGTGGTGGAGCTTATTCTGTGGATAAGTATTATCGACTAGAGTGGGGATATAATTGGTGGACGGATGAGCAGCCGAATGAGAAGACTAAGAAAAAGATCTGGAATATTACACATGACCATCAAATCGATGATATTGATGTTATGCTCACGCATACCTGTCCATTCCGGTTCATTCCAACTGAATTGTTTATCGGTGGTATTGATCAAAGCACAGTGGATCAGTCAACTGAAATATTCTTTGATAATATATACGAATGCTATCCTAACGATCGTAAACCATTCTGGTACTTCGGCCATTTTCATGGCAACAAGTATACCGATGACTATGTGATGCTTTTCGACGATATTATTAAGTTTGGAAATAAGAGGAAGGAGTAAGAATGTCAAGTAGTTTACACACGCACTCGAATTACAGTCTGCTAGATGGGTACTCTTCTCCTGAAGAAAATTTAAAAAGAGCATCTGAACTCGGTTTAAAGGCCGTTGCTATTACGGAGCATGGTGAGGTAACAAGCTGGCCGTACTACTCAGAACTGAAGGACAAGTATCCGAATGTAAAACTTCTTTATGGTATTGAGGCATACGAGTGTGAAAACAGGGAAGTTAAGGATAAGAACAGTAAATACTGGCACCTGATTATTATCGCAAAGAATGAGGCTGGCCGTCAGGCTGTTAATCGCTTGTCTACACTCGGTCATCTTCATGGTTTTTATAGCCGTCCTCGTATCACAAAAGAGGATATCGCTAAGGAAGATACGAATAATTTGATTATCCTGTCTGCTTGTTTAGCAAGTAGGCTATCCAGAACAGATGATTATAACGCTTGTATTAAGCTGGTTCAAGAGTATAAGAGCTTATTTCCTCACTATTATCTTGAAGTTCAGGCTCATGCAAACAGTGAACAGGCAAAATACAATCAAAAAATCATGCGGCTGGCGAATGATACTCATACAAAAGTAGTTGTCACAAACGATGTTCACGCTGCCACCAAAGAAGATCTTTATTATCAAGATTATTTCCTTCGTATCGCTCATGATACGGAAACCGCCGCAGAAATCTATGAAGGATGCTACTTCATGTCTCGTGAGGAACAGCATAGAGTTCTTGATAGCCAGATTGGATACGAAGCGGCAGAATGGTGTATCAATAATACTGACGAGGTTGCTGACCTGTGTGATGATGTAGATATGCCTTGGCATGAACCTGAACTTCCCAAAATTGAGATTCCGCCACAGTATTCTAATTCGGCAGCTTACCTGAAAGACCTTGTAAAAGAGGGATGGAAGAAACGTGGAATTGATAAGTTTGATGCAGAAAAGCAGAAAATCTATCGCAAACGTGTTGATGATGAGTTGTTTGTCATCGAGAAGAAAGACTTCTGTGACTACTTTTTGATTCTAGTCGATTACATCAACTGGTGTAAACAGAACGATGTTATTGTTGGCCCAGGGCGAGGTTCTGCTGCTGGTTCACTTGTATGTTACTTGATTGGTATTACGCAGCTTGACTCTATCAAATACGAGCTTGATTTCGGACGATTCCTTACTATTGAACGAAAGGACCTTCCTGACGTTGATGTGGACGTTAGCGACCGTGCGAAGGTTGTTGAGTATTTGACACAGAAGTATGGAGAAGATCGAGTGGTTCAGGTTATGAATATCGTGTACACTACTCCGGTCACTTCGATTCAAGACGTTGGTAAAGTTCTCGGCTTTCCGTATGCTGAAATAAGAAAAATCAGCGAGAAGTTTGTTCAAAAGACATGGAAGGATTGCCTTGATGCCAACCCGGAAGTGGCTGAAAATCCGAAGTATAAGGAACTACTTGACATCGCAAGTCATATCAATGGTCGCCCACGAGGATATGGTATTCATGCTGGCGGTGTTATTGTCTGCCGACATCCTTATTATGAGTATATCGGCATTCGGCACGGCACTGACGGAGAACATGTTATTTCTGTTGATAAAGTGATGGACGAGAAGATTGGACTCGTCAAGTTTGATATTCTTGGTGTTGCGTCGCTGGTTGCTATCGATGAGGCAAAACGTGAAGACAATATTCCAGACTGGGAGATTGATATTAACAATCCAGAGTTTGAAAACGATAAGGCAACTTACGATTTGATTTGCTCCGGGCGGACAGACAATCTATTCCAGATTGAGTCTTCGGGAATGAAGGATCTGGTTGCACAGCTTCAGCCGAGGTCGATTGAAGAGCTATCCGCTTTGATTGCACTTTATCGCCCTGATGCAATGCCGTCCATTCCTACATACGTTGATTGCAAATACCATCCTGAGCACATTCATTATTTTCATCCTGATATGGAACCGATTTTCCGCAGCACATACGGTGTGAATATTTATCAGGAACAGAGTATGAAGCTCACGAAGGTGTTCGGTGGTCGAAACGATGCCGGAGCTGACAGAATGCGTAAGTGCTTGGCAAAGAAAAAACCTGAGAAAGTCAAGGAAGAGGTCGAGCTTCTTTACGATGAGATTCTTGCAAACGGATACGATAAAGCAACCGCCGAATATATTTGCGATGAACTGTCAACGAAGGGCGGCTACGGATTTAACAAGTCACATTCTCAGGCGTATGCCGTTATCTGCCTTCAAACAGCATACTTAAAAACACACCATCCGCTTGCATTCTTTAAGGCTATGCTAAACCTGAATAAAGCAAAGGTCGGTAAGGTAAACAAGATTATGGTGGATGCACGGAGTTTTGGTGTTCAGGTTCTTCCTCCGAGTATCAATCGTTCCGGCATGGATTTTACTGTATCGAATGGGAAAATTCTATTTGGCCTATCCGCAATCGGTGGTATTGGTGATACGCTTGCCGATGCTATTATTGCCGAAAGAGATAAGAATGGAAAGTTCAAGGGTCTTGATGACTTCACGAGCCGTGTCCGTGCAACAAAGGCACAGATCATCGCACTGGTTAAGTCTGGTGCCATTCCTACAAAGAATAAACGAGCATTCTTGGAAAAGTACATTGCGAGTGGTTTGGAGCAATCTGAGTTCAAACCGGTAAGCACACTTCCTACAAAAGCTGTCCTGCTGAGTAAGTGGGATATTGATACGGAGCATTATAAGGTTGGTAAGAAGGTTGATAAAGAAACTGTCCTACGAATCTATAACGAAAAACGCCGTGTTGTATATGAAACTGAAAAGCTCAAGAAAAAAGAAGCATACATGACTGAGCAGTCAGAGAAGTATTTGAAGGACGAGCAATTCTGGGAGTTCCAGACATTACAGACGTTCATCATCGATAAGAATCCGTTTGAAAAGGCATACGAGTACATTCAGGATTTCTCAGAGATTGAGAGTGGCGACTCTTGTGTGCTGGTTGGTATTATCGCAAAGATTCAGAAGAAGAAAACAAAGACTGGTATGCAGTTTGCATTTGTAAATCTGTACTCTGGTGATGGTATCATTGAGCTAACTGTGTGGCCGAGAATCCTTTCTGATTATCAGGATTTGATTGTTAAGGGAAGTCAGGTAGCTGTGCTTGGTAAGAAGGAAGATGATTCGCACGTTATTGCAAATGACTTCAAGCCTTACAAGCAATGGCTGCATGATAGAGAGATAAGGTAAGAGGGTTGTAAGGTGGCAGATAAGAAATTTAATGAAAATATGATCCGTTGCTATATCAGGATAAAACGAGTCTTTTATCCGAAAGATGGGAGGGAGGTGGAGCCCGGCGGCTTCGCCACTTTCTCTGCCGAGGTGGTAAAAGTCAAGCAGGGAAATCCTGTTATGAGTCGATACAGTGACCTCCGGTTAAAGGGCAACGTTCCTAGCCTCGATATGAATAAAACTTATTCGTTCTGTGGTGAGTATGTTCATCATGAAAAGTTTGGTGACCAGTATAAAATCATTTATATGAATGAGTTTCAAGAGATTACTGACCCGGAAGAACAGAAAAGCTTTCTCCATTATATCCTGACCGACCATCAGTTTGAGATACTTTATGAAGCATTCGAAAATCCGTATGAGATTATCAAGAATGGTGATATCAAGTCGCTTTGCACTGTTAGTGGTATTACGGAAGGCAGAGCTCAAAAGATCATTGATACTTATGAAAACAACATTGATAACAGTGAGGCGTACACAAAGCTAATTGAGTACGGTCTGACCCCTAGTGCTATTGAAAAGCTTGTCCGTCAATATCATGGTGCAGACACTCTGGTGAGAAAGATTGAAGAGAATCCTTACGTCCTGATTGACGATGTGTATGGCATCGGCTGGAAAAAAGCTGATGCTCTTGCTTTGAATATGGGCTTAAAGCACAATTCGCAATTCAGAATCGAAGCTTACGTCATGCATTTTCTTGCTGCCCGTGCCGAAGAAGGAAACTCTATTATCCCGGCAAACCAGACAATCAATAGCTGCATCAAGGAACTTGATTTGAATGAGGGTGACCAAGAAGTCATCAAAAGGGCACTTTTCCATCTGCACGATGTCCGTGAAACACTTTGGTGGAGTGATGACCGTCAGGAATTTGCTTTAACTAGAGTGTGGAATCTGGAAGGTGAAATCGCAAAGGAAATCAAGCGACTGGCGGATGCACCTGTTGATCCGATTGGTCGAAATATGGACGTAGCAATCAATGAAGCCGAGGATGAACTTGGTATCGAGTACACTGAAGAGCAGAGAGATGCTATTAAAAAGGTATGCTCTAACAATATTGCTATCGTCACAGGTCTTGGTGGATGCGGTAAAAGTACCGTTGTCGCTGGTGTCTTAAAGGTTCTTCGTGGTAAGTCTTTTGCTCAGACTGCACTTTCTGGTCGTGCCGCAGCTCGTATGCAGGAGATTACTGGTCAGGACGGTAAGACCATTCATCGTCTTCTTGGTTATGATATTGAGAATGGTGGTTTCGTCCATAACAAGGGCAATCCTCTTGAAGAAGACATTATCATTCTGGATGAGACCTCTATGGTTGGAGCTCAGTTATTCTATGACTTGATTCAGGCAATCGAGACCGGCAAGCGATTCATCATGATTGGTGATGACGGCCAGCTTGAGAGTATCGGTATGTGCAACATCTTCAAAGATATGCTTGCATCTAAGGTTGTTCCTGTAGCTCGTTTGACTAAGATCCATCGTCAGGCAGCTAAGTCTGCAATTATTACGGAGAGCATCAAGGTTCGTAATGCTACACAGTTGGTTCCTTATGGCTGGGCTGGCAATGAGGTTCGTGGTGAACTTCGTGACTTGGAGCTTGATATCTATAAGGATGCAAGTGAGTCATTCAACCACATCATCAATCAGTACCGTACCTTATATAATAAGGTAGGGAATGATAGTGCGAAGATTCAGATTGTACTTCCACAGAAGCTTCGTGGCAGTATCTGCACCTATGAAGTCAATAATGCTATTCAGGAAATCGTGAATCCGAGTAGTGGTCAAGCAGAAGCAAAGGTCACAATCTATGGTGATGGCAAGGATAGAGTGTACACTCTGCGTGAGGGCGATCAGGTTATTATCAACAAGAACAACTACGAACTTCATACATATAATTTCAAGACAAAGAAAAAGGAAGAGAAGTGTCCGGTGTTCAACGGAAACCGTGGCATTATCCGAAAGATTGAGAATAGCTTTATTCTGGTTGATTTTGACCAGTGGGGCACGATATTTATTCCTCATTACTTTGGTGGGAATAACATCTGGGCAACGCTTGAACTTGCTTATGCTCTGAGTTGTCATAAGCTGCAGGGCAGTGAAGCACCGTATGTGATTGTTGGCATGGACAACTCCGCATATCTGATGTTGACAAGAGAATGGCTCTATACGGCTATCACTCGTGCCAAGAAGTATTGTGTGATTTGCGCCGAAACTCACGCTCTTGATCGGGCTGTAAAGACTTCGAGAGTTCCATACAAGCGGACGTTCCTGAAGGAATTTTTACGGAAAGAATTTTCAGAGAATCATTGACAATTATGTGCGTATCCTGTATAATATAGCTACAAAAAGTCTCCATCCCGGAGGCTTAAAATTCTCTCTTTAGCTATACAATACAGGATACGAGAAGGAAATGGCTTGCTCGTAACGACAAGCCTTTCTTTATTAGCTATAACTATATAACACAGGATACGCAAGGAGGCTTTATGACAGATAAGGAACTCATAGGTAAGCTTGATGCAATGGTTAAGGCATTGCAAAAAGCAAAGAAGAAGACGGACAAGACCCGCATTTTGCTGGATGCACGAAAAGATTTTGGAGATGAGGCTGACGAGCTGATGGCATTCTTCCGATTCCTGCTTGACCCGGCGATTGTGACTGGCCTGTCTGATGCAAAAATCAATAAGAAGGTAACTGCAAAGCCGGATATCGAAATTCAATATCTCAGCTGTGGATACCTTTATATTATGGGCGCTGGGCACAATACCGGCTCTGATGCATCCATCGCAACAATCCAGAATTATTTACATAAAAATCATGAATACGAAGAGTTTCTGAAGCGACTGTTCACTAAGAACTTGCCGATTGGAGTCGAGGCAGCGACCATCAATAAAGTGTACGGCGAAGAGATTATTCCAGTCTGGGAGGTCCAGCAGGGATATCCGATTGATAAGGTAAAGCTGAAGGATGGCATTTGGTTCAGTTTGAGCCAGAAGATGAATGGCAATAGGGGGACTCTATATCGTGGAGATTTAATTTCTCGTCAGGCACAGAAATTTGAAGGTCTTGACCATATTAAGAATGACCTGCTCTCTTTGTATGATGGCGATGCGACGAGGCGAGATTCTTTGGTATTTGACGGAGAACTTATCTACAAGAATCCCGAAGGAATGTCGGACGGAGAGGCGTTTCGTTTCGGAACTGGCCTACTTAATTCTGACAACAAGGACAAGACTGAAATCAAATTTGTGATTTTTGATGTGATTCCTGTTGTAGAGTTCGACCGTGGGAAATGCGCGGTTCCGTATCGGACGCGCCGTGAATGGTTAAATTGTCTTCGCGCAGAGATTACTCGCAAGAACCTTGAAAACATCGAAATTGTTCCAATGGTATATGAAGGTACTGACCAGAGTGTGATCCCGAAGTGGCTTGATTATGCTGTCGAACACGATTGGGAAGGTCTTATGTTGAACACGGACATCCCTTATCGTCGGGCTCGTCACAACGGATGTCTCAAAATTAAGCGTTTTTACACTGTTGATCTACGAATCACAGCGATTGAAGAAGGTCAGAACCGTCTGGCTGGTACGATGGGCGCTCTGGTTGTTGATTACAAAGGTAACGAGATTCGTGTTGGTTCCGGTTTTGATGATGCTACGAGAGCTGCTGTGTGGGCAAATCCTGATAATTACATCGGCAAGATTGTGGAGTGTAAATATAAAGAGGTCACGATGGATAAAAAGACCGGCCTTGAGTCTCTGCAATTCCCGACGTTTGTAAGATTTAGAGATGACAAGAACGAGGTGTCTTATGGCTGATGTTAGGTTGATTGACGCAAATGCTTTGCTTGACCGAAATAATTGGACAATCAAGCAATACAGTGAAAAAGAAGCCGATGCTTGGCGAGACGGTATCGCTCTCATGAAGAAAAATATTGAAAACGCTCCGACAATTGACGCGGAATCTATGCGGCCTAGAGGATATTGGATTCGGCGTAAAGATAGATACGATGGGGCATGGGGTTGCTCAATCTGTGGGAATACTGTAGGACCAGTCATAGCCCTATGTTCAAAATACTGTCTAAATTGCGGAGCAAAAATGAGGTAAATATGCCTAAAAACAAGCTAAAAGATTCCTTTTATTGGATGGGTGGAAACGATAAGAATGAAGTAAGCTACGGCTAAGGAGCAGATGTGAGAACTTATTATGCAGTGACCCAAGGTGAATATTCAGATTATCGGATTATTACTATCACTGAAGATAAAGAAAAAGCAGAAAGAATCGCTGCGGCCTACGATGGTTATGTTGAAGAGTACGATGATTGTATTATAAATCCGATTGGCGTTTGGAAGGTTTATCACTACGAAAAAAATGGGGGTTGGATCGTATGCCATTCTGACAGAGACGTCGAAGATATTAAAGATGGGGAGTGGAAACCGGATTATTTTGAGGACATTCTTTTCAATAAGGGTATGACATGGACTATTTATGTTACCGCTGAAAACAAAGAGCTTGCTCAAAAGATTGCTTATGATAAGTACGCCCAGTGGAAAGCTGAACGGGAGGGATTGGCATGAATCTTTCTAAGAAGTCCATTAAGCACATTCTTCGGATTCTTGATAATAAATGTATCGAAGTTCCTACAAAGACATCTGCTTATAGCAGCGGTGGACGTAGAATTTTGACTCGTGATTTTGAGCCAAAAGAGCCACACGGAATGGATGGCTGGCAACGAATCGTCTATGTACCATCCGAAGGATATTTCTACGGAATTTATAACGGAAAATCGGAAGAAGATTGGGAGATTCCAGATATCTGGTCTCCTGCACAGCTTGCTGATTTGTGAGGTGTAAAATGCTACTTTTAACGCAAGGTGGAGAAATTATAAATCTTGACCGCATGGCAATCATTGATGCCGCGAACCTTAATGTTTACGCAAGGCAAGGTATGGGAGAACGCGGAATTGTTCTTGGTAGTTATAATACTGCGTCAAGATGCTACGAGATTATCGGAAACATTTTTGACGACTATTGTTGTGATGAGAGGATTTTTAAAATGCCGGAGGAATAAATGAACGACTTCCGAAAACTAGCCATCCCAAAGAAAGAACGACTTGAAGTTCAACTTATGGATGGTACAGAAGAACACAATATCATTTACGTGATTACATCTCTAGCCACTATTAAAGGTGCTGAGATTTTTAAAAATTTTCGTTTGTATTCTGTAGGCTCCGCCGGGGAGCTCAACTTATTAGAGAAGCGAGACGGCGATCCCTACTTTGATAAGCTGAAAGGAACAGAATATGAGTAATTCGATGAATCGAGAAGACCGGCGCAGAGAGCAGCGTAAAGCACGAATCCTTGCCAGGCGAATCAAGAAGGCTGGTGGGCCCGATTTTCTTGCTGGAATGCCAGTTGAAGAGTGGGAACCAAAGATTGGTGATGAGGTCACTATTAAGGTAAAGAGGATTCAGGGTAAGAAAGATTTCTTTAAGATGAGTCCTCAGTATCAGGACTTTATCAATAGCCTTGAAGACAGAAAGCCTTACAAAATCACCAGTACCGGTATGAAGGGTCAGGTTTACGGCATTGACGCACATCCTTATTTTCAGATTTGGAAGGGTGATATGGAACCCTACAAGGAGCTCTAATGAGGATGTACTTCAGAACGGACTATAAAGAGTGGGGCCCGGCAGAAGCCACTTTGCAGAAAGGACACTGGTATAAGGTTCTTTGTGATGCTGGCGACTTCTACATAATTGACAACAGACCAGAAAGTAACAAGTGCGGTCTGCGGCTAGGAGAAATATCGTTTGTTGATAAAGAAGATCTCGAAGATGACATCTATGTCGTGACCGGAAAGAGTGAAGAATTTGAGGAAGGAGGTGGGGCGATATGATTGGTATTGACCATCGTGAGCAGGGTCGTAAGGAACGAGCCCTTGCAGAGTATTATAGAATCTTAGCTCGATATCCCACTGAATGTGGAGATCCGATTACATATCAGTTGTCAGAAGAGCAGCTTAAACAGGTTCTCTGTGGAGAGGTTACTGTGGATGAGTTGATTGAAAGAGGTGAGGTAAATGAGAGACAGGATTAAGATGTGGATCGCTTTCATTAAGATTTTTAAGGATTATCTTATTGCGGTCGGAATCATGATTGCGTTGTGGCTATTATCTTGTCTTATCAAATATTGGATTTCAGTATCAAGCTTCCCAGATTGGTTTAAGTTTGCACTTCTAAAGTAAAGGAGGATTAAATGGTAACCGATATTCTTAATAGAGAAATTCATATTGGCGACACAGTTCTTAGAGCTAGAACTCGAAAAGGTCGCGGAGTTCTTTGGAGCATTCATAAAGTTGTCTCCATTATGAACGTAATGATTAAAGTTCAAGATGGAAAGTACACTTTAAATGTCGCACCTAAAAATTGCATCGTAATTGGTGAGAACGACATTCCTGAAAACTGGCAGGACGAATATTAAGGAGAGTTGAATGACTGTTGATTTGATTGCGTACACACAGCGAGTTGTTCCTACAAATGATAAGAATCCTTTAGATATTGTAGAGGAAGCTGCGAGTATTTGTTATGATTCTTCAATGACTGACGATTATAAGATTGCTAAGGGATGTAAGGCCAGCGGTCATTATTCTGTGCTTGAACACATCAACTTTACGTTCTATGTCAAAGATGTGAGTCGCGCACTTCTGGCACAGATTAGTCGTCATCGACATATTAGCATGAGCTGCCGCAGCCAGCGTTATTGCAGCGAGGATGGATTCAAGTATGTAAATCCGTTTACCGGTGAAGATGCTGATGTTTTCGATAATATGATGTCGGACATTGATACCGATTATCAGATTCTCAAGAAGTATCATAATGCCAAAAACGAAGACGCTCGTGCAGTTCTGCCAAATGCTTGCTGTACAGAATTCTACATCACGATGAACGCTCGTGCTTTGATTGAGATGAGTCATCTTCGACTTTGTTCTAGGGCTCAAAAAGAAATCCGCGAGATGTTCACAGAAATGAAGAAGGAAGTTGCACAGGTTTGTCCTGAAGTAGCAAACTGGATGGTTCCTTCCTGTGAGGCTAATCCGAAGTATCCGTTCTGTCCAGAAGGTCGTGGCTGCTGTGGCCGTCATCCTCGGTTGGCAGATGTTTATAAGCCTATTGAAAAAAACAAGGAGGTTATTGATGCAAACACTTGACGAAATCAAGAAGAACGTCGAGCACCCGTCTTATTACGGCGGTGCAGACAATCCCTATGAGGCAATCAAAGTGCTACGGGAGTGGCAGTTAGACAAGGATGCTTATCTTTGGAATGTTGGTAAGTATCTGAGCCGGGCAGGTCACAAAGATGGCAATTCTCAGCTTCAAGATTTGACGAAGGCACGTTGGTATTTGGACTATAAAATCCGGCTTTTAGAGGAACAGCAGAAGGTTGCTGAAAGTGTCGTAGATACGCTCAAGAAAGTCCCTAACGAGGTAACTGATAAGCTGACTACGATGTCGGATTACATTCCTCGTCATGCAAAGCCCGACTATACGGATGATTTGGTTTTCTGTCCAGAAATCCATGCTCCAAACATCGAAACTGCCGTGGTCCCTGATTGTGCCGATGAGGTCAAGTTTTAAGAGGTTTACATAAATGAGAATGAGATACAACTGGGAAGAACCATTTGCGGCATTTGCCCTGTTTGTTACAATGTTGATTTTTGGCTTTGCCAAATTTGTTTTAAGATAATCAAGGAGAAAAATACATGAATATGATGTTTATTGCAATTCCTGTCGTTGTTGTCTTTCTGATCGCCTTTGCATTTACTTGCTATAAGAAGGCTCCTCCTACTCAGGCAATCGTCGTAACAGGTTTTGGACTGTCTAAGCCGAAAGTTATCTGTGGTCGTGGCGTGTTCGTCCTTCCGGTTATTCAGCGAGCTGACCGTCTGAATATGCGATTGCTCAAGATTGATGTCAAGACTCCTGAAACCGGTGTAAAGACTAAAGAGGGTGTTTCTCTGTGGCTGGACTCTGTTGTTACTGTTCAGGTTTACTCTGAGAACTCTACTGTAACTGATGATGAGATTAAGAGTGCCGGTTGTGAGGATGCAAAGACTTATATTAGTGCTCGTCAGCAGGCTGCTATTTCCAACTTCCTTGGCATGAGTGAAGATGGCATTAACGAAAAGATCAACGATGTCCTTCAGGGCAATCTGCGAGAGATTGTTTCTGAGATGACTGTCAATGATATCCTGACCAATCGTAAACAGATGGCAATTTCCGTTGTTGAGAATGCTCGTCCTGATTTAGCAAAGATGGGTCTGGAAGTTGTTACTTTCAATGTTCAGGATATTAAGGATGCTATTGATGCTCAGGGTCATAATCATGGTGTCATTGAGGCAATTGGTGTTCAGCAGGAAGAGCTGGTGAAGAAACAGGCAGAGATTGCTAAGGCCGAAGCCGCTCGTGATATTGCTCGTGCTAAGGCGGATACTGCTCGTGAATCAAATGAAAAGGAAATTGAATCCAAGACCGCTATTGCACAGCGCAACAATGAGTATCTTCTGACTCAGGCCGCTCTGAAGGCGGAGGCTGATAAGGCAAATGCTGATGCAGAAGCTGCTGGTGAGATTCAAATGAATCTGCGTGATAAGGAAATTAAGGAAGCTGAAGCTGACGCAGCTATTGCAAAGCAGAAGAAGATGGTTGAGTTGGCCGCTCAGGAAGCAGAAGTTCGTCAGCAAAAGCTGGATGCGGAGATTCGCAAGCAGGCAGACGCCGACCTGTATAAGCGTCAGAAGGAAGCTGAAGCAAAGAAGTACGAAGCAGAGCGTTCTGCAGAATCCGCAAAGTTCGCTAAGGAACAGGAGGCAGAAGGCATCCGTATGGTTGGCATGGCGGAAGCTGAGGCCATCAGGCAGAAGGGTCTTGCTGAAGCAGAAGCTATGCTGAAGAAGGCCGAAGCTTACAAGCAGTACAATGGTGCGGCTATGGGTGAAATGATCATTAAGATTCTTCCTAGCATTGCAGCTGAGGTTGCAAAGCCGCTGGCGTCCATTGACAAGGTTTCCATCATTGGCAGTAACGCAAATGGTGTTTCTGAGATTTCCGGCAATGTCCCAGCAGTCATGGCTCAGACTTTTGAGGCCGTTCGTGAAGCAACTGGCATTGATATGAAGGAAATTGTCCGTGCCAACAGTTACGATGCAAAGGTCACTAAGAATGTGAACCTTGTAAGCGATTCGACGATTGTTTCTGAAAAGAACGATGCGCAGGATGCTGAGTAAGAGGTGATTACATGGAATATGTGATTAAACGCGATGGAACGGAAGTCCCTTTTGATAAAAGTAAGATTGTGAATGCAGTCGAGAAGGCGATGACCTGTACACCGGGTAGTATCGACGCTCGTGTGTCGAATGCGATTGCTGACTATATCGCAGACATGCCGGGCATTCTTTCTGTTGAGCAGATTCAGGATATCGTAGTGGACAGTCTAGCAAATAGCCCGTTTATTGACGTTGCAAATGCATATAGTCAGTGGCGGCAGTATCGTCAGGAAATTCGAGATAAAGAGAAAACCAACGCAAGTATTCTTGAAATTCTTGATGCCCAGAACGACGCAATCAATCAGGAAAACAGTAATAAGAACGCAACCATCAATAGCACGCAACGTGATTACATGGCCGGAGAGGTATCTAAGGAACTAACTGACAGACTTCTACTTCCAAAGGATATCCGAGATGCACACAAAAGTGGTTTAATTCATGTGCATGATAAAGATTATTTTGTGATGCACTGCCATAATTGCGATCTGGTCAATCTTGAAGATATGCTCCAGAACGGCACCGTCATCTCCGGCACCTATATTGAAAAACCTCACAGCTTTTCCACCGCCTGCAACATTGCCACCCAGATCATTGCACAGGTAGCTTCGATGCAATTTGGAGGTCAGAGTATTACACTTTCACATCTGGCTCCATTCGTAGATGTTTCCCGCAAGAAGATCACAAGTGAAGTACACCAAGAATTTTACGAGATGGTTCAGAATAATGAAATCGATAAGATGCCGGAGTCTGAAACTATCAATCGAATTGTAGAAGATCGTTTACATAAAGAAATTGCTCGTGGCGTGCAGACCATCCAGTATCAGGTTGTCACTTTGATGACGACAAACGGCCAGGCCCCTTTTATCACCGTGTTTATGTACCTCGATGAAGTTCCAGAAGGTCAAACTCGTGATGATTTGGCTCTAATTGTTGAAGAAGTGTTAAAACAGCGCATTCAGGGTGTAAAGAATGAAGTTGGTGTATGGGTCACTCCGGCCTTCCCAAAGCTCATTTATGCTCTTGATGAGGATAACATTCATTCTGATTCTAAGTATTATTACCTGACTGAGCTGGCAGCTAAGTGTACTGCCAAGCGAATGGTTCCTGATTATATTTCCGCAAAGGTTATGAAGGAGCTTAAAGGCGGTGTGTGGCCTAGCATGGGCTGTAGATCCTTCCTTACTCCTGACCGCACCACTGAGAACGTAGCTAGTGCCAAGAATTGGGTTAAGGGGCATAAGTATTATGGCCGCTTCAATCAGGGCGTCGTGACCATCAATCTGGTGGACGTGGCTTGCAGTTCAGAAGGGGACAAGGATAAATTCTGGAAAATCTTCGATGAACGACTCGAATTGTGTCATCGAGCTCTACAGATTCGTCACAAGCGTCTACTCGGCACTTCTTCTGATATGGCCCCTATCCTGTGGCAGTACGGTGCATTAGCTCGTCTAAAGAAGGGCGAGAAGATCGACAAGTTGCTCTTCGGCGGCTACTCCACCATCAGCCTGGGTTATGCCGGTCTGTATGAGTGTGTGAAGTATATGACCGGCAAGAGCCACACCGATCCTGATGCTAAACCTTTTGCTCTCGAAATTATGCGGCACATGAATGATAAGTGTAACGAGTGGAAGGCCGCTGAAAACATCGATTACTCTCTGTATGGTACTCCTTTGGAGTCCACTACATATGAATTTGCACGTTGCTTGCAGAAGCGGTTTGGTATGATTCCAGATATTACTGACCATGACTACGTAACAAATTCTTATCATGTCGTTGTCCGTGAACATATCGATGCTTTCACTAAGCTAAAGTTTGAGAGCGAGTTCCAGAAGCTTTCTCCAGGAGGGGCGATTAGCTATATCGAGGTGCCAAATCTGCAGCAGAACATTCCTGCGGTGCTTAGTGTTATGCAGTTCATTTACGACAACATCATGTATGCGGAGCTGAACACCAAGTCCGACTACTGCCAGTGCTGCGGCTACGACGGCGAAATTAAAATTGTAGAAGATGAGAAAAACCACAAGCTTATATGGGAGTGCCCGAATTGTGGTAATCGTGACCAGAACAAAATGAATGTCGTAAGACGTACTTGTGGTTACCTGGGAACCAATTTTTGGAATCAGGGGCGCACTCAGGAAATTCGAGATCGAGTGGTTCATTTGAGCGACAATTAAATAATGTATAAGCGGTGGGTTGGTGGGGTTATATAAAATGAAAATTTTAGCGTAAATGTGTTAATAAAATATAACGTGTTATCGTTAGAAATAGAGGTGATAAATTGAACGCATGGAAAAATTTCTTTAAGGCACTTGGTTTTTTTCTGGGAATCGTTCTGATTCTGGCAGCTACATATTTTACCTCGTGGATTATCACGATTGGTATTATTTGGCTGATTTTTAAGCTGCTGAATATCACTTTTACCGTTAAAGTGGCGACAGGCATCTGGCTGGCTCTAGTTTTTCTGGAACGATTCATTAAGGGTAGCCGAGGTAAGTAAATAAACAAGCAGGGTGGGTGTGGTGGCATGAAAACATGGATGTGGAACGTATACGTCAGTTGATTCTCGAAATTATTCGAGTCATACAACAAGCGAACAATATTAGTCAAAATGAAATGGAAGATATTATTTCTGATGTTGAGTTTGATTTTTATAACGGTCGATAAAGAAAGGAGTCTTATGGATTATTGGTCTGTTGAAGTAATGTACTACGATGATGGGAATCAGGCATTCAATACATATATGGTAAAGGCGCAGGATCAGAATGATGCTATAAACAAGGCGCATTATCGCTTTGAAAAGGCTCATCCTAACATGAGCTGTATGATTCAGAGCATTGAAAAGGCAGGTGGCTGAGATGGACTTCAAATGTAAGTGTGGCAGTGAATCCTTCTTTATCCAGAGTAAAGGTAGCCAGATTGGTCTGTATTGCTCTGCTTGTGGTAAGTGGCAGAAATGGCTCACCAAGAATGAAGTGAAACAGTTTGAGTACGAGACGAATATGTTGGATTCGAAAGAAAACAATCCTGATGATGATTTTTATAAAAAATTCGCCTTAACTCCATGGGGCTGCCTACACTGTGCTTTTAGAGATTTTGGACTAGATCTTCCTGAAATTCCTGGTAAGATGGCTGATGCCATTATGGAAGATTTCTTCGAGACTATGGAAAGGGCTGATATTATTGAGAAGAAGGAGTAAAGATGATTAAGTTCTTGAAACGTCTACTCCGTTGGTTCCTTCCAGAATGCAGTAGATGTGGTGGAATAATGCTTTATGATGACAACCACAGCTTGCACGATAAATGGCACTTTGTCTGTGATACCTGCGGTCGTGAAAAGTGGGGTAATTTATGAGTGTTGAGTCAAAATGTTACTTTAATATTGAGCATCTATTTAACCCATCATACAAGGAAATGCTCATTATCGAAACCGACAATTGGGCGTCTTGCGAGATTGTAAATGAAAACACTTATTATGAAGTGGAGAGTACAATAAGATATAATCGATGCAATAATAATCCATATGAAATAAAATATATTGAAGGAAAAAAGATAAATGGAATTCCGTTGAAAAATCTTTGGATGGAAGTTCATTCACGATAAAAGTGCCGTTTTGTGAGGTAAATATATGAAGAAATGGACAAAAAAGCAGCTTGAGGCTGAAGGATACGAAATTTGGAATGCAGAAATTAAGAATGTGTTTCTTAGTATGGAAGATCACGCTTGCCTTGTTTCTTATCTGAGTCTTGATGGTCATGGCCCTTGTTGTTGCTATGGTGGCTACGTCCTTGGTAAAGGATATGTAGGAGCAAAAGACTTTAAAGGTTATGCTTCCGGCATTGAGGCCATCATGCGGATTATGGATACGGTTGGCTGTAGTACGTATGAGGGCATGAAAGGGAAATACGTCCGTGTTGCAACTAAAGGTTGGGGCAGTACAGTAAAGATTATCGGCAATATTCTTGAGGATAAGTGGTTTGATTATGAATCTTTTTTTGATGATAAAGAGAAAGAGGAGGCTGGCTAATATGGATGCGGATGAGTTCATTATTAACGTAATTGCAAAGAAAAACAACGGAACAATTGAACTCTCTGTTCCTGATGATGTATTCAATCAAGTTGAACGTATTCTTTTGAAAAACGAACAAGGCGTATTTTGCAAGACTTTCCAAGCGGAATCCTTTGGCAGTGATTCGTGGATTAGCGTAAAAGAAGATTTGCCCAAAACTAATCCAAAGACTTGTGAAAGCGAGCCTGTTCTTGTTTATGACCCAGAAATGGGGAAGGCGGTAGTATTTTATCACGAGAATGGGCACTGGTATGATATTGTTGACCGTAATTGGTGTCGTGTAGAGCCAACTCGTTGGATGTTTTTGCCCGATGATCCACAGGAGTAATTGACATGGAAAAGAAATACGTAAAAATTTTTAAATGCCGTGGATGTGATCGCTACATCACTTTTTATGATGTTGATTTATCTGCTGTTGAGGAATGGACTCTTTCCGAAATGTTTAGAGATGGGCGTAAACCCGCTGAAGTATCTGGTGGATCTAGGCTTTCTGGACAAAATAAATTCTTGCTCCACAGATGTGATCCAGAAAAGCTTTGTGTTTGTGATTTTATTGGATGGAAAGAAATCGAGGCTGAACATGATTAACAATCCTTTTGTAGAGGAAGGCATTATCGCTTGCCAGTATTGTGGCAGCGGCGAGTATCTTTGTAATGAAGATGGGAATCGAAATAGTTATTGCGGTCAGTGTGGCACTCGAATTGACTGGCCGGAAACTAAGTTGGATGACTGGAATGTCCCGACGATAAATCTTCCGAAGCCTTGTAGCACTGTCATAGCAAAATACGGAGAACGAGAAACTAGAGTGTGGTATTCAAAGCAAGGAAATTGGATGCCGGACGGTGTGCTTGATTATTTAAAAGTGCCTGATGCATGGCGGTATTTAAAGGAGAATGAACGTGAAGAAAGTGACCATTGAACTTTTAGTTGATGAGATCGATAAAGAAAATATTAAGTCCATTGAAGATGATGTTCGTATGGAACTTTCCAATTGTTATCATAGCATCGAGATTTCATCCTATAAGGAAGTTGATTATGATCCACGGTGGATTCGAGTAAAAGATAGAGAACCAGTGGTAAATAATAAACTTTGTTCTGATAATGTCTACATCAGATACGGTAATGATGGACCATCAGAAATTGGTTTTATGGGCTGGAACACTCAATGGTACGATTTAAATTGCGATGTTATCGACAAGCCTGATTATTGGCGATGCATGTGACAGGGGATGAAAACAATCCTGATTTTAGTTAAATTTAATCAACGCGTTATCGCAATAAGTTTTTGGCGATTTTTAATAGAATCCCGCTTTTATTAGAAAGGAAAAGTATGTTTAAGACTTTCAAAAATACTGCCGTATGTGTACTTCTAGCAGCGATTATACTGACTGGATGCAGTACAAGTGTGAAAGACTCAGTAGGGAATGTAGCTGTAGAGAATGGTTGGTTCTATCGTATCAATGATACCCCTATGGTATACGACAAGGATACACATATTATGTATTACTTATTCTCTAAATGTACAACCAATCGAGGCTATGGTTATATGTCTCCTTATTATAATGAGCACGGTCAGATGTGCTACTACATTGATGGTCAGATTATTCCTGTCGAGGAGGTGTTAATCGATGTTGACTGATTTTACGATTGCTGTCTTAGCAACTCTAATTATGATGGGCTGTTGCATCCGATGTGAGCAACTTATCGTTGAAGTGTCCAAGGCAAGTTTTGATGACGAAAGAACACAGAAGTTCTTTTGTGGAGTTGTGAACGTTGCTATTGTCGTGTTTGCAGCACTACAGACGTTTAAGCATTGAGGTGGTTTAAGATGGCGAAATACATTCCTGAAAATGCTCGATGGGCAGACATCACTCCTTTGCTAGATGAGATTGACAGTGGCTTAAAACATATGCGCTTTTATGACGAACGAGATGACTATTCCGATTTCCTAGCAGAAGAACGCGAAGACCTATTAGGGCTTCCGAAAGCAGAATCTAATACAGTTCGTGCTATTGCACACTGGGATCACTGGCCGTGCGATGACGAAGAAGACTCTGTATATCATTGTTCTAATTGCAACGAACAGTTTTACGAAGATTTTTTCTATCCGCGCGAGACACCTTGTATCGGCTCTGAGAAATACAAGCCTTTTAAGTATTGTCCCTATTGTGGGGCAAAAATGGAGGGCATTAAATGAACTACGCTAAAATCGTTCCATGTGATATAGCAAATGGGCCGTCGGTGCGCGTCACACTTTTCGTGCAGGGTTGTGATCATCATTGTCCCGGCTGTCAGAATCCTACTACATGGGACCCGAATGGTGGTCAGCCATTCACAGATGAAACGCTTGATAAAATTGTAGATTTACTTCGACCTGATTATATTCAAGGGCTTACGCTCACTGGTGGAGATCCACTATATCCTGAGAACAGAGAAGTTGTTGAGAAAATCGTCCGTCGTGTATGGGCTGAATTTCAGGACAAAAAAGACGTTTGGCTCTGGACTGGATATAAGTGGGAAGAATTGTGGAATCAGGATGGGCTCGTAGCTGACATTCTTGCTAACATCAACGTCCTCGTAGATGGTCCTTTTATTGAAGCAGAAAAAGATATTTCACTTCCATACATGGGAAGCAAGAACCAACGAGTAATTGATATTAAATGGAGTCTTGGATATAAAGAGCCAACCCTTTGGTGGGCTCCAGAAGAGAAAGGAAAATAATATGGATTTAGGAAACGCAACTACTAATCTTGGCTATGGCATGAGTCGAATGCCGTATCGCCCAAACATTAAAATCAATAAACTACACGATGATGCTCATCTTCCGACTTATGGTTCTAAAAATGCTGCTTGTGCAGACCTGTATGCCTATATCGGTTTTGATGACGCAACGATGGTAAACAAGAATGGTGACCGTTGCATCATGATTCAGCCGGGCGAAACCGTTAAGGTATCCACTGGGCTGCGGATGGCTCCGCCGGAAGGCTGGTACGTTGCTATCTATGCTCGCAGCGGTATGGCAACCAAGCAGGGTTTGGCTCCTGCGAATAAAACAGGAATTTGTGATCAGGATTACCGTGGGGAATACATCGTAGCACTACATAATCATTCTAATATCCCTCAAATGATTACTCACGGTGACCGCATTGCTCAGATGGCGGTTGTTCCGTTCTGGCAGGCTGATTTTGAAGAAGTTTCCGAATTGGACGAAACTGAGCGTGGCGGCGGTGGGTTTGGATCTACTGGGGTGAAGTAATGGAGAGTGTATATGAAGTATTACATTATTGAATCTCATTACGAGAAAGAAGCTCCATTTGGAATTGCATGGCAAGTAAAGCTGTTTGACAAGCACACGCTTCTGGAAGAGTACGACCACATCTTCTATAACGAGATTGCTGGCTACTGCAAGTGTCTTGAGGATATAGGATTCGTGGATGAGCGATGGACTTTTAAAAGGCCACAGGACGAAGAAAATCATGACTTTGTTAAAATGTGCATAAAGGAAAAGGAGAATGCACTTCAGACGGAGTGGTATGAAATGACCGGTAACTGGCCGAATGGCGCAGTGATTCTCGATTAAAAGGTAAATTTTACGGAGGTTTTTTATGATTGTTATTGGATATCCATGTGTTGGTAAAAGTACATACGCAGTTGGTCATCCGTATCGTGCAATCGACCTTGAAAGCAGTAATTTTGTAAAGGATGATAATTGGGTCAAATCGTATTGCAATGTCGCTATTGATTTATCGAGACAGGGACATGTTGTGTTCGTATCTTCACATGATGCAGTTCGTAAACAGCTTTTGAAGAGTAATTACGAATATGTTTTTGTGATCTATCCAGCTCTTGATATTAAAGAAGAGTGGCTTGAACGGCTTCACGAAAGATATTTAGAAACTGAACTCGATAAAGATTATCGTGCATGGCAGTGTGCTCTAAATTATTACGATGAAGATATTGCAAAACTCAAAGAAGACGCAAAGAACTTTAGTGGGTTTTATGAAATTGGTCATGGCCGATATGACCTTACTGTAATTCTGGATGAATTTGACTATGGTTCGACTTGGGACCATTCGTAATTGTTAATTGAGCTTAACGGGTGGGTGGGAGGAATAAGAGGATGTGAATGGAACTTTATAATGATGATTGTCTGAAAATTATGCCACAAATCACAGATAAATCTATCGATATGATTCTTTGTGACTTGCCATATGGTGTCACTCACAATAAATGGGATTCTGTGATTCCTTTCGACAAGCTGTGGGAACAATACAATCGAATCATCAAAGATAACGGTGCGATTTGTCTGTTTGCTGATGGAATGTTCATGGCAGATCTTATGGAAAGTAACCGCAAAATGTGGCGATATAATCTCGTGTGGGATAAAGTTCTTTCATCTGGATTTTTGAATGCAAAACGAATGCCACTCCGCAGTACAGAAGAAATTGTTGTTTTTTATAAGAAGCTTCCTACATATAATCCACAATTCACAGAAGGTAAACCGCTCCACGGAATGGGCACAAAATATAAAGAAGGAAACCGTAAAAACAACAACTACGGCAACTTTAATTCTACAAATCGGGCATCTGCGGAAAGAGCGGGTGACACGAAAAAGTATCCGAAATCGCTGGTGACATTTCAAAGAGCACATAGTTCCGTTATGCTCCATCCAACCGAGAAACCGGTAGCTTTGATGGAGTGGCTTATCAGTACTTACACAAATAAGGGTGAGACCATTCTTGATAATTGTATGGGTGTTGGTGGAAGTGGTATTGCCGCTAAAAATCTTGAACGAAATTATATTGGTATAGAACTTGACCAAAAATATTTTGAGATTGCCAAAGAAAGAATCGAGGTATCATGAAAGCACATATTCGAGAAGAAAAGAAAACAACTCCATTAAAACTTGGTGAGGGAACATTACTTCAAGAGAAAGACGGCAAACTGTATAAGATTTGTGATACAGTAGAATATGATGATACGCATACCGACGATGAAGTTATCAAGGTTGCTTTATCCGAAGAGAATATGATTCAAGAAAGAAATCTCCAAGATATTTTTAATATGTCGTTTGTGTTTGCGGCGAATAATATTTGAGGAATAAAATATGGTTTACGACATTAAAACAGTCCCAGAAGATACCCCTCTATGGTGTACTGGATTTAGATTTGACGATACAAAGGCTGGCATCAAATGTGAGCCTGTCTTTGGTACTTTTGAAGAAAGAAGTTGCTATTCTAAGTTCCATACCTTGAGTAACAAAACTAGATCAAAGACTTTTAGCGTTGGGGCAAATCCTGATTGTTATCGTTTCGCAGACACTTATGAAGAAGCGGCAACTGAATATAATGGTATGATTTTCGCTGCCAAATACGAGCTTATGAAAAAACAAGAATATCTAGAGCAGTGCTTGCTGGCTGATAAGAATGGGTCAGTATATAATCGTGTGAGTATGCAGTAAGGAGTATAGTATGGCATATCAAATTATTAAACATAGAATTGTGAAACCTATAGAGTACGCGGTACATTTCGAGTGCAGTTGTGGCTGTGAGTTTTGGGCAGACCAAAATTCTGTTACGGAATATCGTATGCGTGGAGGACTGGACGTTTCTAAGTTCCTTCATTATGAAACAAGATGCCCAGAATGTACTAGCATTGCTTATAGCGTAGAGGTAGCTGTTCCAAGGGACGAGGTTTTTGACGATTGAAATGTATGTTTTAGAAAGAGGTGAGAACAATAGAAATTTGGGAGTTGAATCTTCTACATGATGGTGATATAGAACGAATATGTGTGTGCTCTGACGAGCAACCACTATTCGAAATGGCGGTCGATAGGGCAGTTAGTTTACTTGAAAAAATAAATGAATGGCCGCTTGAACAAGAACATTGCTATACTTCTGTAAATGTAAACGCACATCTTCGTTCTATTTTTGTGAAAATCAGTACACAAGATAATAGTACAGTTGAACTCTGGGAGTATAAATGGGAATGTATTTATAAAGAACCTCATGAAGACAAAGCTAGTAACACCTTACTTCAGGAAGTTGTTTCTTGTGTACGAGACATTCCAAAACTATTTTATGATTGGGCAGAGAATTTCTGTTGGAAAGCGAGAAAAAATGGCTATTTGCAGTAAATGTTTACATAAAGAAGTATGCGCTTATAGAAAGCATTCAGGAGATTGATTATGAAAGTTGTAGAGCTCATCAACAAACTAAACGAAATCGGATACGACGAGAATACTGAACTGACATTTGGATTCGCAGACGGTAATACTGGAGAATGGTACAATGCTCCATTTGATGAGATCACCTATGGTATTGATTTGACCGGAGAACCATACCACAATGATGTAATCAATATTGATGTTGATGTTGATTCTGTAAAAGAATATCAAAAAGATAAAGCAGAGTGCGCTGTTATTGATATTGTAGAAGAAATGCAGGATGTTTTGAATAGACACATTCGGAGGGTTAATTTTTAATGGTCGAAATTAACGGAAAGAAATACGAAATCGTAGGAATCTCTTTTGACACATCAAACAATCCAAACAAGAAGTTCTTCAAACCGGTTTACATAATGCCGGATGGAGATGTCGTAGCTTGCGATGGGACTCACGATTTCAATTATGATCCTAACAAAGAAATTCAAATTGTTCCAAAGGAATCTATCCCATTTTATGGCAAGCCAACAGAGCCTGCTGTTTATTGTGATGATGATGGCAACTGTGTGGATGTTGACGGTAATCCTCTCGGTATGAAATGGGACGACTTTATGGAGAAACAGTTCCGAACAGTAAATAAATAACGTATCATCGCTATAAAAATTAGAAAATAATACGGTAAAACTAGACTTTTATGAGGTAGATTGAATGGACAATAGATTTTCAATCGAAAAGAATCACTGGGAAATACAAAATCCAGAATGGGAAAGCTATTCTCATTTCATCTGCACTAAAGACCATTATTGGACTGGTGTACACGGTATCAGCAACTATTTTCTTCAATATAAGAATTTTGGCAGAAGTAAACCAGTCGAACGATTTTCTGTAGAATGGCCGAACTTCGTAGAGCACATGTGGTTTATCCATTGGCGTGGCCCATGGGATTATATTTTTGCTTCATATAAATTATCCGAAATCAAACGATTTTTAGAACTTGATATTGATGCTATTAAAAAGAACCATTGGCCGGATGGCCGCTGCACTTGCTACAGTATTTATGACTACGTGACGAAAAAATGGTACTATTTTAAAATCGAAAATTTGGGAACATTTTATGGATGCACGTGGCCGTTGGGTGATGATACGGGGGAGGTGATTAGTTGTGACTAAACAAATAGGCTATTATAGATCCGACTGGTACATTATGGGCATCGACGGAAAATATAACAACGCCTGTATCTCACATACAGAATCGCAGCTTCGATATACAGTTCCAAGGTCGCCAGAATGGACTATCAATGGATTGAGTTTTACTTACCTTAGAGAACATGGATTTGAAGATTATCCTGAACTCTATGGTATTGTATTCTATGATATGGAATGGTGGCGAAGAAAACGCTATCCGGGTGACTTTTATGTAGAGATACCAATTTGTGATTTGTGTGCAGATGCATTTCATTTAAAATGGTGTTGCAAGGAATTTCGTGTACATCAATGGTCTAACTTGCGTAAAGAAACAAAATGGGTGAAAGGCAGAAGCAGTTACACTATTTGTGAACTTGCACATAAGTTGCCACACGAAGAATTTATAGAATATCTTAAAGACAACGGCATCTATATTGTAAACGAAGGTGGTGTTGAACTTGGATGGTAAAGAATTAGGGTTTTATAAAGGAGAATGTTTATAATGGATTACAAAGATGCAGATAGTCTTTCTTCTAAAATATTTGCGTTGATTGCTTCGGCTACAGTGTTGATTATAGCCATTGTTTTTCTTCGTATTATTCAAGTGGATTTTAATAATGCCAAGTGGCATGATGGTATCTGTCTAAAGGACAATACTCATTGGCAGTATAGTAATAGCACCCACAACAGATTTTGGAGATGCGACTATTATATATGCGATAACGGTCATGTCATTGAACTTGTCAACGATTATGAAATACGATAAAACTTGGATTCTTATAAAGGAAGATCGGAAGAGCACACGTCTGAACTCCAGTCACCTAA